GAGCCGCTCCATCCCCATGACGACCTGGGGCTCCCCCTCCCCGACCGTCATGCCGATCAGCCGGCAGTTCGACACGTGAGGCCGCTCCTGCGCGTCGAGCATCTCGATCGCGGCGTCGAACTCGCGCACGGCCGAGGCGCCCTTCGCGCGCTTGGGTCCGACGAGCGGCAGCCCCAGCTCGCGCGCGAGGGACACGCTCACGGCGCTGCGTGACGCCCCGGTGGAGAAGATCGCCTTGACGGTGCGGAACGCTCGCGGAACCGCGTCGTCGGGCCGCGGCACGCTGACGGTCACCGGGAGCAGGCACTGGCGGTTGGCCGTGATGCTCCCACGAAACACGGAGACGACGTTGAGGGCGAAGCGCGCCTCGTCGATCGCGCGGAGCTCACGGACCCAGCTTTGCACCATGAAGCACTACCCTGGACGAAGCTCTCGGCTCAGTCAAGAAAGAGGCGGGGCCCGCGACCAGGAATCGCGAGCCCCACCAACTGCCAGGCGTCCGATCAGAGATCAGATGCCCGTGCCCGAGTCGATCGTGAAGTCGTGCACGATGACGAAGTCGTGGTCGTGGACCAGGCTCGTGTCGCCCGAGTTCGGGACCAGCGTCAGGTTGCGCACGAGTCGGCCGTTGCGGTCCGCCTTCGTGCTGACGGTGATGGCCGCCTGCGGGATCTGGTACAGGAACACGCGGTTGTCGCGCTGCGTGATGTCGACCGGACGCACGATCCAGTCGAGGCACACGTTCTGGCTCCCGATCAGGTTGCCGATGACCGGGAAGATGGCCTCGAGGTCGAGGTCGGGGTCGATCGTGCAGGACGGCGCGCGGCCGACGATCTCGTAGCCCAGCACGCCGGTGCTCGAGTTCGCGCACTGGCGCTGCTGCAGGTCGTTGTTCATCGCGACCTCGATCGTGGCCAGGCACGGCGACTTGAAGGCCGAGCGTCCGGCCGCGTTCGTGTTGCCGATCTGGAAGCCCGCCTGCAGGAACGGAGCCGGGAGCGCCCACGACGCCGGGCTGGTCGGCGTGACGTTCGCGCCGTCCTTGCAGTCGAGGTAGCTGCCCTTCATCTCGAAGGTCGTGATGGGCAGGTCGCCGATCGGGAAGCGGTGGGTGCTCGTGCCGGCCAGGCCGTACAAGCCCTCCCACACGCCGTCGTTCGTCAGCGCGCCCGAGCCCGTCGGGCAGATCGTGAGCGTGACGGACGAGGTCGTGCCGACGTCGCTGTCGGCGTTGGGCGTCAGGCGCTTGATGGTCTCCGAGGCGCTGAACGTGCCGCCCGTGGGCGTCGCGTACACGCTGATGGTCGAGCCCGAGCTGGCCGCGACCTGCACGAGCGCGGTCGCGCCGCTCGTCGCGCCCTGGAGCACGTCGCCGACGGCGAGGCTGTTCGAGAGCGTCGAGAACACCATCGTGAGGCGTCGCTCGCTCGACGGCCAGTAGCCCCACGCGGCGTTCGCGACCGCGTCGGCGGTGAGGTCGACCTCGCACTTGCTGGTCATGCCGACGAGCGTATCGCCCGAGACGGGAAGCGTCGCGTTGCCCAGCTCCGAGCCCGCGGCGAAGTAGATGTGCGGGTCACCGTCGTACGTGTCGCGACACACCGTGCCGATGCGCGTGGTCGGATCGCTGTCGATCGCGATCCCCTCCCCGTGCAGGAACCGCGTGTAGATCGTGGCCGGCGAGGCGGACGTGCCGGGCGTGATCGCGCCGATGGCGGCCTTCTTGAGGATCTCCGCGCGGAAGCCGCAGATCTGGAGCGGCGTGTGCAGCATCGAGCGGTCCGAGAGGGACAGCGCGCCGGTCACTTCGACGCCGAACTTCAGCGTGCCCGTCTTCAGGCCCGGGATGGGTTGGGCGGGCGTGTGCGACGTGCGGTTGACCTTGCGCTGGATCGACGCGACGTCGAAGTCCAGGGACGGGTCGATGTTGAGGTAGTTCTTCGCGCCCGACACCACGAGGGTCGCGAGTGCGATCGAGACGTTCTCCTGGCCTTCGGCGGCGAGGAAAACTTGTTGGCGGTTCTTCTGAGCCATGGGCGGTGCTCCTACTGTGCGGTGGTCGGGTCGTCGTAACGCGTGCGGTACAGGATGGTGAGGAGCATCTCGCCGCCGCCGACCTCCTGTTGGCCGTCTGCGTCGTAGATGCGGTCGTCTGTGATTCGAGTCGTGATGGCGTTGCCACCTCGGCTCGGGTCGTTCGTCAGCGCCACCCGCAGATCTGCGAGCAGCTTGTTCATCGCCGTGGGCCAGTCCGATCCTCGGGTGCCGAAGACCAGGTGGACCTGCATCGTGTGCTCGATGACCTGGCTGCGTCCGTCGTCGTGATGCTCCTCGCCAGGAACGATCGCGACCGCCGGGAACACCTCCATGTCGAGCGACAGGTTGGCATTCCACCGTCGGACGGCGTTGATCGTCGTGGCGTAGGACGGAGGCGCGATCGCCTCGAGCACGGTCTCGACGTCCTGGAGGATCAGCTCGCGGATCGACGTGCGGGTCGGGTCGTAGGTCACGGCGCGACCTCCATCAGCTCGACGGTCTGACCCGCGAGCTTGTGGGTGCAGTCGCTCAGGAACTCGATGCGGCCGGCGCGCACGAACGAGTGGCACACCTTGTTCACGGGCGGATCGCCCTGCGGCCAGCGCACAAGGATGGACGGCTCCAGCGTCGGAGCGTCCATGTCGTCGTTGTAGCGCCAGGCCCTCGGGCCGGTCGTGGGCACGGCGTGATGGCTCTCGCACCCGGGGCATTCGAACGCGATGCCCTTGACGCCTTCGCCGTAGTCGAGGTTGCGGACGCGTGCCATCAGCGGATCGCCTCCAGCACGACCTCGGCCTCGCCGCCGTGGGAGCTCGTCCAGCGACGCGTGAACGACGCGATGCACACGCGCAACTGCGGCTCGTCCGGCGGGGTGTAGAGCATCGGCACTACGCCGCGTTTGGTCTCGGCCCAGTAGTACTCGAGCAGGCCCATCGCCGAGCGGCGGCAGTGCTTCCAGGTGAGGACCCAGGCCGGAAGCTCGCGGTCGACGAGCTGGCGGCGCTGCACGAACCCGCCGTCGGGCGGCGTTGCGACGCCGCGACGTTGCCCGCGGCGACGCACGCTGAACTCCGGCTCGAGCGCCCACACGATCTCAGCCACCGGAACCTCCCAGGGCGTCGCGCACGGCGAGGCGCATCGCGGCCGAGAGCTTGTCCATGCGGTCCTGCGACAGTTCGTTCCACGTGTCGCGCATGCCCAAGCGACCGCGCACGGTCGAGGATCGCACCAAGCGGAACATGGGCACGGCCGTCTCCTTGGCCGCCTTGCTGTTGCCGAGCTTCAAGGAGCGGCGCTGCGCCAGCCCCGGCTTCTTCCACATGAGCAGCAGGTTCTGCCGCCCACCGGCCTCGGTGCGCAGCCAGAACGTCTCGCCCTTGTGCTGGTTGATGAAGTCGCGCGCGCTCGGGAAACGGGGCACGCCTGCGCCGGTCAGGTTCGCGGGCGTGGGGATCGTCAGGAATTTGCCCGTCTTCGGGCGCACGACGCCGCCGTACTCCTGGAGGTTCGCGTAGGGCACGCCCGCCGAGAACACCTTGAGCTGCAAGGTGCCGAGCGAGTCGCCGGTCACCGCGAAGCCGATCGAGTCGCGCAGCCGCGCCGAGCGGATGTTCAGACCGCCGCCTGGCGCGTTGGGGTACTTCCCCATGCGCTTGATGACGCCGCCCGTGAAGTCGTTCCCCGCTCGACTGAACGCCGCCTGGCCGCGCCGAGCCATGAGCTCCGGCATGCGCTCCAGCGCCTGCGAGAGCTTGCGCGCGTCGACTTGGATGGAGAGTCCCACGGCGTCACGCCTCCCGGCGTTCGTACGCCAAGGCGCGGGCCACCGCGGGCAACCAGTCGTAGGCCTTCACGAACTCGGTGCCACTGTCGCCGATCTGCACGTTGCCGCCGAGCGCGGCGAGGCGCTGGGACAGGTAGCGCACCTGCATGTCGCAGGCGCCAGCCAGGGCCGGGTAGTTCGTGATGAACGAGGCCGTGTCCGCGGCCATGCCGCCGGAGTACTGCACCTCGAACCACGTGGGAGCCTTCGGGCGCCCGGTGCTGTCGACGAGCCATTCGGGCTCGGTCAGCGGCTGGATCGTCCCGATGTCCAGGCGCGCGATGTAGTCCTCGTTGATCACCCAGGTCGGGCGCCCCGAGAACGAGTTCACGCTGTTGTTGCGGACCGACGTGATCGCCGTGACGGGGTAGGCCTGCAGCGGGATCTCCACGACGCCCCACTCGACGGGGATGATGTCCGTGCGCCGCGTCTCGATCTGCACGTCGCGACGGAGCCACGCCTCCATGTCGGCGGACACGAAGGCGATGAGCTGATCGATGAGGGCATCGCGCGTGGCGCTGTCCTCCTTCATCAGGGCCTTGACCCGCTCTTTCGTCGTGAGGTTCACAGCAGCTTGGCGTTGATCGTGTCGAAGCGGAGGTTGTGGGCGTTGAGCTGGGTCACCGTGACGCACGTGGCCGGCGAGGACGTGCCGGCGAGGCGCAGGCGCACGTAGCGACGCGTGCGGCGAGACGCGACGAGGATGGTCTGCGTGATGCTGCTCGAGTCGACGGCGAAGTTGACCGTGTCGAGCGCCGCCACGGCCGAGAAGTTGGAGTTGTCGTCGCTGTCGTACAGCGTGACAGCCAGCGCCTTGCCGCTGGTCACCGTCGAGGTGATGTGGAACAGCGCGTGAGCGTGGGTGGACATGTCGATCGACGCCGTGTCGACGCTCGAGCCCACCGTGGTGGGGCCGCGGAGCATCGTCGTCACCAGGCCGAGAGAACCGTCGCGTGCGGTCATGTCACTTGCCCTTCTTTCCCTTGGCCCGAGGGAGCGTCAGCACCGGCTCGGGGATGTCGTCGGTCAACTGCTCGTCGCGCGCCGCGTTCTCGGCACGCTCCGTGATCTCTTCCTCGTCGGTCTTCGGCGCCTTGTAGGTGCCAAGGAACTGCTCGCGCACGATGCGCATGCGCTCGTTGGGCAGCGGGTCCGGCGTCTGCGGATCCCCTTCGCCGGCCGGCACGAGCTTGTATTCCTGGCCCTTCACCGCGTCGGCGATGTAGGGGTCTTCGAGGTCCAGCACCCCACCGGGGCGCAGCCAGCAACCGCGGAACTCGTCCACGTTGGCGGGCAAGTGCAGGTAGTAGCCGGGGGCGACGATGTGGATCTGGGGCATGGCGGTTCTCGGTTCCTGGTGAAGAGAACGGGCCGGAGCGCGCTGGACGCCCCGGCCCGAATGGCGTTCGATCGAGCCGAGCCCTTGCGGGATCAGTTGTCGGTGTTGACGACGAACGTGTCGGTGGCGAGCGCGGTGTCGCGCGGGCCCATGAGCACGAACGCGATGCCGATCGGCGTGACTTCCGTCGAGCCGTTGCCCGCGTAGGTCAGCACCGCGCGGATGTAGCGGTTGCGCTGCGAGAGCTTGATGCGGCCGACGTGGATCGCGTCGTCGTTCGCGGTCGTGATGGCCGTGAACGTGCCGATCGTGGCGAACGCGTCGCCCGTTCCGTCCGAGGCCGACGACTCCTGGATCGTGACCGTCGCGGAGCCCGCGCCGACGCACGTGCCCGCGTTGATGACGATGAGCAGCTCGTCCCAGCCGCGGCAGTCGATGCCGGTCGAGGGCGTGACGGTCGCGGCGTGCGCCGCGCTCTTGATGGCCTGCACGGTCTTGGTGCAGGTGTTCGGGTTGCCTTCCATGTTCCGAGATCTCCGAAGGGGTCGTGTGCTGGTGGTGGATGTGTGGCGCCCGACCGCACCGAAGCGCGGTCGGGCATTGCCGTTCCTGGATCAGGCCGAGACGCTCGTGCCCTTGACGAAGGACTGGCCGTACGACACCTGGGTGTCGAGTTCCGTCGAGGCGAGCACCTGCGTCTGCAGGCGGCCGAGGACCGAGAGGGAGTCGACCTTGATCACGAGGCCACCCCAGCGACCGACGATCATGTTCGACCAGTCGCCCAGCACGAGGGTCGACGCCGGCGCGTTGCCGCTCGCGACGTACTCGTAGCCGATCAGGTACTTCTCCGGCGCGGCCGTCAGCAGGCGACGGGCCTTCGGTTGGGTGTTGTCCGTCGGGTCCTTGACCTTCATCAGGGAGCCCCACGTGGTGCGGTCCATGAGCCACTTCGGGCTCATGACGTTGCCCTTCGTGTTCGTGAACAGGGCCACGATCATGTCGATGAACTTGTCGTACGACGTCGCGGCCGAGACGCTGCCCACCGACACCGACGTGTCGATGCCGTCCGTCTGCAGGAGGCCGCGCGGTTGACCGTCGGCGCCCGTACCGTTGATCGCGGCGATCTCGATGAGCAGGTTCAGGTCGCGGGCGATCTTCGTGCGGATGATGCCCTCGGCCGCCGGCGTCGACTGGTTGATGAGGCGATCCGACAGCACCGTGCGCGCGGCGGCCGTCTTCGGCGTCATCTTGATCTGGCCGAACGACGAGTCGCTCGACGTGACGGCGCTCGGGCTCGACGTGGTGTCGTGGTTGACCCAGAAGCCCGTCAGCGCGCCGGTGTCCTTCGGGATCTCGACCGGAGAACCGGAGAGGCCGTCCATGAACGTCACGCCGAGGGACTGCAGGATCAGCGCTTCCTGCATCAGCGGCAGGATGTTGGCCTGCATGACCTGCGCCGGCACGAGGTAGCCGCCCAGGCTATCCGTGCTCGCGTTCATGTCCTTCATCTGCTTGAGGGTCGCCTCGTGGAGCTCGAACTCCATCGGGCAGATCTCCTTCATCGCGATGTCGCCGCGCTTGTTGGCGGCCTGCGCGCCCTTGATGAGGCGCATCACCGAGTACTCCTTGACCTCCTTGGACTTGGGGTCGAGGCCCGAGACGACGTGCTTCGCCTGCGCGGCGAGCATGTCGGCCTTGAACGAGGCGGCGAACGCCTCCTGGTCGGCCTTCATCTTCGCGATGGTCTCGGTGTTGGACGTCGACACGATCTCCTTCACTCGCGCGAGGAGGTTCTCGGTCATCTGTTCGGGCGTGAGCGTGGCGGTCATGTGCGTACTCCGTGCAGGGTTGGCGTGGGCGTTTCAGAGCTTCGCGACCACGTCGCCGAGGGCCTTCGCGTAGAAGTCCTCGGGCGCGTTGGCGCGCGTGTCGCTGGTGGCGGGCTGCGATTCGGGCTCGCGACTGGTGCCCGGCGCGGCGGACTTCTTCTTGAGGTCCGCGAGGTCCCGCTCGAGTTGGTCCACGCGCCCCTGCAGCGCGCTGTTCGCATCGAGCGTTCGGTTGACGGCTTCGAGCGTCGCGTTGAGCAGCTCGAGCGTCTTGTCGAGGGCGGACGGCTTGTGCTCGTCCTCCTCGTGTTCTTCTTCGCCGTCCTTGCCGATGCCGCCCAGCGCGAACACGGTCGGTTCGGCGGCGGCTTCGAGCAGCGACTTGGCCTGAGCGGCGGTGAGCTTCTTCTCGCGCACGAGATCGCCCAGCGCCTTCTCGATGTCCTTCACGCCCAGCGCGTCGGCTTGCGCGGGCACGGGGCACACCGAGAGCTCGAGCTGCGAGACCTTCGTGTACTCGACGCCCCACGGTCCGAGGCCGAGCGCGTCGCGCTCCTCGGGCGTGGCCGGGTACTTCACGCCGCCCGCGAGCGGGATGTACCCCACCGACGTCGCGCGGATCCCGCCCGCGTCGATGAAGCGCAAGACCTGGTCGGCGAACGGGTAGAGGTCCGGCTCGTGGAAATCGATCGACTCCACGAGCGCGGGGGTGTCTGCCTTGGTGTCCTTCACGAACTCCGAGACGAGTCCGAGCGGCAGATCGCGGGACATGTGGCACCACAGCGCCACGGGGTTCTGCTTGAAGTCGGAGAGGTCCCAGCCCTTGACGCGAATGATGTCGCCCTGGCGGTCGACGCGTTCGGTGCTGGCGATGAAGCGGCGCGTGCGCTCGCCCTTGCCCTTCTCGGCCTTGCCGAACACGTGCAGGGAGCGGCGCGGCTCCGACGTGTCGGACTTGATCGCGTAGACCTCCTCGGCCTTGACGCGCGCGAGGTCCTCTTGCGTGGCGACACCGGCGAAGATCGCTCGCGCGAGCGTCCTCAGCTCCGACTGCTTGTCGATGACGGTGGTCAAGGTTCTTCCTCGGGGAACAGGCCGATGAACGTGCACCGGCAGTTGATGACCTCGTCTGCGGGCCCGTTCGAGTCGCGAGGGTATCGGAGCCCGGAAGCGAACTCGGCGTTGTAGGACACGACTGTTCCGTCGAGTTCCCGGTGCGAATCCCGCACGTGGTCGTCGTGCGCCGTGACCCACTGCAGGCGCTCGGCGCCCATCTCTCCGTACTGGAGGAACTTGGCCGAGCTGGCGGCGTGCCCCGACTCCGTACGCGCGATCGTGAGGGCGCGCGCCTCCTTGGTGCCGAAGACGCGGTTCAGCTCGTCGGTCAGCTCGGGCAGGTACTCGCGCACGGCGAGCTGCAGATCACCGATCGTGGCCGGATCGCCCAGCACGTCGAGGATGACCTTCTTGACGCGGTTCGAAACCGTCGAGGTGACGCCTTCCGACAGGGCGAGCTTCTGCGTGCGCAGCGCTTCCTGCACGCGCACGTCCGTCATGGGGATGGAGATCCCGCCGAACTCGTCCGCCGCGTCGTTCAGGGACAGCTCGTAGACCTGGTCGATGGCCGGACCCGTGTAGTCGGCGAGGAGCTGCTCCCATTTGGTGCGCCGCTCGATCAGGAGCAGCTCGATCTCCGTCTCGGTGGACTTCGTCGCGCCGGCGAGGGACTTCCCCGCCTCGTTGGCGAAGGCCTGCCAGCGCGCGAGGGTGGCTCGCTGGATCTGGGCGAACCACTTCTTGGCGCCCGCGTAGATCGCGCGATCGCCCTTGCGCAGGATTCGCTGCTCGAAGGAGCGGGCGTACTCCTTGCGCGCCGCCTCGCCCAGCGGCTCGAGGTGGCCGAACAGGGCCGCGCGTTCGGTCGCGTCGAAGTCCTTCTTAGGGTCGACCTTCGGGTCTGCGGGCGTCGGCGTGGGCTCGGGCGGCTTCTCGTTGACGCCGTCGACCATGCGCCGGGCCTCCTCCTCGGAGATCGCCGGGAAGGCGACCACGATGACGGCGACCGCTCCATCGGGGGTCAGCTTGCCCTCTGAAACGGCGCCCAGGATCTCGAGCAACGACGCCGTCTGCGCGCCGTTCATGGCCTGGTCCTGAACCGCAGTCCCGCCAGGCAGCGCGGCGACGGCTGCATCCTTCGACGGATCCACGGCGCCCGAAGCCCCGGCAGGGTCCTCGAGCAGGTACTCGATGGGCACGAGAGTCGACGAAACGAGGACGTGCTTGCCGAACTTCGTGGGGCGGATCGGCAAGTCGAGGATCTCGCACGCCTCCTCGAACGAGATCGTCGACGGCGGGCGCGACATCTCCGCCGCCGCCTTGTAGCGCTCGACGTTGTCCTTCTTGAGCGACTCGATCTCGTCGATCGCGAACGACACCCGGAACTTCTGCGCCTGCGGGTCCTTCAGGTTGGGCAGGAACTGCGAGTTGATGACGTCGGCCACGCCAACGAGGTAGGCCGCGATGCCGAGGAAGAACTGGCGCCACGACTCCTGGCCGTTCGCGTAGGTCGCGTTCTCCAGGACGTTGATGACCGGGAGCGGGACCTGGAGCAGCGTCGCGATGACGTCGCGCGACCAGCGGAGCTGATCGAAGACGCCGAGGTTCTTCGTCGAGGCCGGGTTCGCCGTGATCGTCCACTTGCCCTGCAGGAGCTTCGTCTGCCCCGGGGCCTCGGGATCACGCGACATCGAGTTGAGTTCGCGCTGCTGACGGGCGTGCTCCTTCGGGTCGATCGGGTCTTCGCGGATCGCGAACGCGCCGGGACCTCCGCCGCGGAGCATCGAGTCCATGTACCGCTCGGCCTGGAACGCGATGCGGATCTGGCGATCGGCGACGGCGACGGCACCCAGACCCCGCTCGGGGTCGGCCGGGTTGTAGTCCTTGAAGTGGACGACGCTGTGGCGCGGGAAGATCGCGGAGCTGCCCTTCGCGCTGCCGTACTGCCATGTCGCGACGCGACCGAGGTTGTCGCGCTGGTCGCTGACGGTCGCGCCGCCGCTCACCGAGACGATCTGCGACGGGTAGTCGAACGGAACCGGCGGGACGAGCGTCGTCGGGCTCTGGCCCTCGATCATCGGAGCCGCGGGCTTGCCCGCAGCGTCCATCAGGAACCAGAAGTCCTCGCCCGTCAGCCGGCGGTGGACGATGCCCGCCGCGGCGAGCTGGGACCACGACTGCGAGCGGTTGGGCTTGCGCAGCAGCTTGACCAGCGGGTGGTCTTCACCGACCTCCCTCGCCTTCGGGTCGGCACTCTCCCACACGCGCAATCGCACGCCGGCGACGCCTTGCTCGAGCGCGCGGAGGCACGCGAACACGGTCCAGTTGTCGATGAACGGGACGTCCGGCTCGCGCTTGCCAGCGGTCTTCGGCGCGATCGAGAACAGCGTCGGCACCGCGGCCGCGCCGAACGAGCGCGCGATGTAGCTGTCGAGGCTCGTGACCTCGTAGCCATCGGACTGCGCGACGTTGCTGCGCAGGTTCAGGTGCGGGAACGACTGCGCCTGCTTCGCGGTCTTGTTCGGCGCGCGCCGAGCTTCGGGCTTGGTACGAGTCACGCGCGGAGCCTATGCTCGGCGCAAGGACTGGGCGGCGTTGTAGGACAGGGAGGCCGAGGCTGTGGCCGAGCGCAAGGGGAAGCTGAAAGAGATCATCCGCGTCCGGATGAGCTTCGAGCAATTCGACTCGATCGCGCGCGCGGCGCGGCTCAGCGATCGCGAACCGTCGACCTACCTGCGCGAGGTCAGCGTGGAGCGCGCCGAGCTGGACCTGGAGATGCGGCGCCTCACAGCAGCCAGGGCGGCCTCGACCTTTTCAACAGGGCGATTTCACGCGCTCCCGCCCGTGTTACGGCCCAGGTCGCAGGCGCATCCGGTGGGTCGTCCGGGCGCCTGACCGTCACCCATCCCTTGCCCGAGAGCAGGATCAGCGCGTTGTCGCGTGCGACCGGGTCGCAGTCGAGCTTCCCGGCATGGAGCGCCTGGAGCGTCATGAGCAGCGCCAGCTCCTTGTCGTCGTAGTCGCTGGCCTTCATCAGAGGCTGTCGACCAGCGTGATCGAGGAGTAGCTCGCACCGCCGCGCGCGAGGCCGATCGCGGCCGACTCGAAGTGGTCCGGCGACTTGCCAAACGTCGTCTTGATCGTGGGCTTGTCCTCTTTCACCGCGATCACCGTCTCCCCCATCTTCACCGAGAACTTGTAGGTGTACCAGCCGGATTGCTCGCGGGTCTTGTGGTACGTGCTGGGGACGCAGACTTGCTGCTCCTCGAGCAGGCGGCGGAACACCCAGAACAGCTCCGACTTGAGGTTGGCGAAGCGCAGGCCTCCGGTCAGCGCCACGTGCGCGTAGCGCGGCCCCTTGCCGAAGTCGATCCCGTCGACCCAGTGCCCCATCTCGATCAGGCGGTCCACGACGCCGTGCCCAACGCCCGTGCGGTCGACGTGCACGTTGCGCGCGAGAACCGGTTCACCACCGACGCCCCACTTGCGGCGCAGCTCGAGGATCTTGCCCACGGTCGCCATGGTGTTGTGCGTCTGCCACGCGACCTGGGCCGCGAGCATTCCGCCGACCCACAGCGTTGCGACGGACGGGTCGCCGCCGTCGGACGCACCCACGTCGATCCCGATGTGGCGGTCGTCGAGCTCGCCCGAGACCGCGAGCTCCGGCTCGATGCGGATCAGGCGCGGCGGGATGAACTGGCGCTCCGCGTCAACGCCGGCGGGCAGGCCGTAGACATGGCACATGGTCATGGCGCCGGTCGGTCCCCACGACGGGTCGGCGATGCGCCCAGCGACCCACGCGTCATCCATGATCGACGTCGGGATGCCGTGGTAGCACTCGTCAAACTTCGCTTCTGGTTCGCCGGCAGCGGGCCCGTGCGTTCCCTCCGGAGGCTCGCGGCCAGCGATGTGGATGCGGTGCCATTGCGAGCCTGGAAGCAGCGCGCGCGCGGCCGGATGGTCGCTCTCCGGCATGAACGTCGGGTTGAACTGTTGGAGGGCGTAGGCGTCGTCGCCCATCAACGAGCCCTCGAGCGTCTCGATGATCGGCGCGCGCATCTCGGCCGACTCGTCGAGGATGAGGAAGAGGCGCGCCCGTACCTTTTTCGCTTCCCACAGTTGCCGGTCGAGTGTGCCCTCCGGATCCTTCTCGGCCTGCTCGGCCAGCGCGAGGTCGAGGTCCAGGGCGCGCGGGTCGGGAGCGAGCAGCGAGTCCTCGTCCACCCACTGGTCGTCGAACTCGAGCGCGGGGTCGAGGTGGATGTCCCCGTGGAAGCCCTGGATGTAGCCGGGCTTGTTGGTCGAGATCCCGATCATGAACCAGTTGGCGTCGTGCTCCATTCGGAACGACGTCACCCCGGCGCGACCGGGCAGGATCTTCCTCGAGGCGGCGTGCATCTTGCGCATGCGGGCGAAGATGTTCTCGCGGACCTGAGAGTAGGTCGAGCCCGTCACGATCACCCGGCAGGGCCCTGTGCAGAAGAAGCTCAGGCCCGCGTAGCACGCCGTGTGGCTCTTCGTGGACTTGCGGCAGCCGCACACGGCGACGCGCTTGTGCTTGTGCACCGCGCGCAGGATTCCACGGGGCGCGCTCCACGTCTGCCCGCCGAGCCACTCGCGCACGAACGGCAAAGGGCGGTCTCGGAGTTTCAGCAGGTCCGCCCGAAGGCGCTCCATCATCCCGCGATCGCGTACCGCCTCGACCGCCTTTGCGTGCGCGGCCGCGAACGCGTTGGCGAATGCGGGAGACCAGGGGACACGTTCGATCACGCCCCGATCCTAGTTCAGCGACGTAGCCGGTGGCAGCACTTCGCGCGCGAGGCCGTCGCGCACCGTCGGGAAGAGTTCGGCGGGGATGAGACGCTCGAGGATGGAGAGCACACGCACCCACTGCTTCGTCTGCTCGTCGATGCTGATCGCGTTCTTGGCGGAGAGCTCGATCTTCTTCAGCTCCTCGACGCGCTTGCCCATGCGCTCGATGCGGTCCCACAGGAGTGCTTCGGCCAGCACGTCGGAGTGTCCGGTGCGAATGTGCGTGATCAACGCGTGCAGAGCCTTGCCAGCTTCGCCGTCGGGCTGGCCCTTCTTCGACACCATGTCGTCGACCAGCTCGAGCGCGCGGCGGCGGAATTCCGGCGTGTCCCCCTCCTCGATGCGCGAGGCGACGGTCTGCACGAGGGCGGAGAGGACTGCGATCAGCTCGCGCAGGTCGGTGAGGCGCTCGTCCGCTGCCGCCGCGTCGGCGCGCTCGCGGAGCCGCTGCGGGAGGGAGGAACGGATGCCGTTGACGAGCGGTCGCCCGCCGTGCGTGCCGGGCTTCTTGCCCAGGTGCATCCGGCACTTGGCCTCACCGTGGAGGGCCCAGGATCCGCAGGGCCCGCCGCGCTTCTTCTGGCCCGCGCACTTGATTCGGGCTGACCGGGGGTCTGCGGGCTTCTCCGGAGAACGCATGGGGTTTGGTAGCTGCATGGGGTTACGTCGACGCGGCGGGGCGTGGATCGAGTGTCACGAACACGCAGCCCCTATCCTTCCACGGCTGGCACCGCGGCTTGCGTGGGCAGTCCCGGCGTAGGACGTAGTCGGCGAACGTGACGGGGTTCGGGCGATCGATCTGGTCGAGGTACACGAGCTGGGAGCACGACGTGCAGGCGTAGCGCGCGCGCGTGGGGTTGCCCAGGGTGGCGTCGACGAGGACTCGGGCGGGCATGGGGTCGATCAGGCGAGACGGAACGGCGTGAGCGCCTCGAACGCTGCGACGTCGATCTCGGTCGACATGGGCGCGTGGGCGTGTGGTGCGAGGGTCAGGCGAGAGACGTTCCCGCATAGGGCGCTGGCGAGCGAATGCACGACCATGGCGTCCCCGCTCGCGCCAAGCCCTAGAAGCCGGTCGGAAGCTCCGATCCAAGTGCCGCCGATGCGTCCGCAGCCGCAAGGGCAACGGAATCTCAGAGTCTTCCCATCGGGCTCGAACCGAGCATCGATGCCCATGATGGCAAGTGCCTCGCACGCCTTGTGCCTCACGGTGTCCGGGATCGAGGACGCACCCGACGGTTTGCCACTGCTCTTGCTCATTTGGATCTCCTTGCGAAGGGGTATTCTCAGTTCTCTTCGGGCTTCCGGCGCTCGCACGTGAACAGCAGCACACGGCCGTTGCGGGGGCCTGTGACGAATCGCCACTGACCGTGCCGCCAGTACTCGGCGCCCTTGAACTCGTTCGCGATGATGCGGCGCACACGGATCTTCTCGGGGACCACGTCTTCGACCGCGTCGCGGGGCCGCACGAGTCCGCGCGACGGCGGCGTTGGATCTGCTCGCGTGCGATCGGTCCTCCGCCAATCGCCGCTGCCGCGAATGCCATGAGCGTCGCGGCGTTCATGCGAGGCGGGCGCGGCAGAGCTTCCGGCACCGGCTCAACCTGGGTTTCGTGCTGCGGATCGTTCATCGCTCGTCCGTCGCAGTGTGGTTCTTGCCGGTGGAGTGGGAGCCGATCTCCGCGATGCCGACGCCCGAAACTCCCACGAACTCGCGTCCCGTCTCGGTGTCGCGCAGGACGTAGACCGTGCGCGTGCTGTTGTATGCGTTGCCGTCGCTGTAGCGATCGACGGCCTCGAGCACGAACCGGCCCGTGCCGTCTTGGCTCGGGACGACGAGAGTCTTCCTGGGGATGTCCGTTTCGGGCCCGCACCCCGCGAACAGCAGGGCGCAGAGCAGGACGGGCGGAAGCCTCGAACCAAAGATCGAGACACGCACGCTCTGGAAGGCGTCGACGTAGCACTCCGCCGTCTCTCGCGTTTCGGCGTCCCAGGCCTTATCGCGATGCACGCGCCAGTTGACGATCGCGCGATCGAGGTACTCGCGCAGGCCGCGACGTGTGGCGGTCCGCGTGCTGAACACGCCGATGGCGAACCCGAGGATCGTGAAGAGCGAGAGCAGGGCGATGTTGGCTGCGTTCATGGATCACAGCCCCTTTCGCGGCGCGACGCCGTTGCGCCACCCGACGACGTAGTCCAGGCCGAGCGACACCTCGCCGCCACCCTCTTGAAAGGCGCGCCTATCGATCACGCGCACCTCCAGGAACGCGTCGCCGACGGCGAGACAGAACACGTCACCGATCGTGGCATCCTTGGGGACCAGCCACTCTCCGAGCGCGCACTTCGCCTCAGTGAGCGCGCTCTGAGCCCGATACGCCTGGTCTTCTGCCGACTTGACGCGTCTCTGCGCAGCGTCGAATGCGCGGATCAGTTCAATCCCATCGACCGTTGTCCGCATCGTGTCTCTCCTTCGTCTTGGTAGGTCCGCCGAGTGATTCATGACCCATCCCAGGCGTCGCGGGATCTCCCCGCGCACCACGGCTCGGCGGGTGTGTGGGTCAGGCGCGCTGGCGCATCTTCAAGACCTTCGCCGACTCCGCTCCACGCGTCGCTGCACGCGAACGGGCGTAGGCCAGGGTCGAATACTTGTTCCCGCGCCAGTCTTCGGTCGCGGCCTGCACCTTCACCATCTGGCGGTCGCCGTAGTGTGACTTCGTCGCCTGGATGGTCTTCCAATACTGATCGTGCAGGGATCCGACGCGCTTGGCGACAAGGGCTTCGCGCAGGACGAGCACGGGCGACTTGGACGACAACCCCTCTCCGCTGACCATGCTCGCCAGGAACGCGCGCCCGCGCATCTTGTGCACGCTCATGTAGCACGCGATCGCGGCTCCGACCGGCGCAACGGTGATGCCTGGGATGCGGCGGTGAAACGCCTCCGCGACCGCCGTGAACTCGTCGGCCATTTCGAGGAACGCGTTGTCCGTCATGTCGATCGTCACCGATGGGAGGTTCTTGACCACCGCTGCGGTGAGATAGGCCCGCACACACCCGACCGCCAGCGTGTTGTCGTGCTCGTCGCTCAGCAGCTTGAGCCGGTCGGCTGGTGTGCGGACGCGACCGCCGTCGATGTGCTTGAACACGTCCTTGTCGAGCCCCGTCGTCACGAGCATGTCGACGGCCTTTCCCGCCGCTATGATCGCGTTCAATCGGTGCTGTCCGTCGAGGAGGTTTCCGTCCTCGTCGAAGGCAATGCCTTGGTGTGTCGTCTCCCACTCACCGCGCTGGATCATCCCGGCCAAGTTCTCGACCCAGGACGCGCGGATCGGACGGTTGCCCTTGTTCTTCTTGAGGAACTCGCGGGCCTTGTCGGGAGTGATTCGCAGTTCAAACGTCTTCATCGGGGCCTCGTGTTGGTGGTTCAGTTCGAATCGCTCGCCGGTCCGATCCAGCGCCGCGACCACCCCGCGTCCACCTTCTTCACGAGGTAGAAGCGGAAGTGCGGGTACAGCTCGGCGGCGACCTTGAGCCGCACGATCGCGGCCTCGCGCTCGAAGCCCTTGACCTCGTGCAGCTCGATCGAGCGGTCGGCCATCACGAGGAGGAAGTCGGGGCAGTACCACGCGCCGTCCGCGAGGCGCAGCTTCATGCGCTCGAAGCCGAAGTCGATGACCTCGCCCGCTGCCTTGCGGATCGAAAGCTCGGCGGCGTACGCGGCCTCGGTGCGGTTCATGCGTCCACGGCGCGGCGCGCGAGGCGTCGAGGATCCGTTCGGCTTGTGCGCTGCGATCGCCGCGCGGATCGCGGGAGGGAGGGGGCGGGTCACGCGAGCACCTCGAACTGCGCGAGCTGGTCGAAGGCCACGCGGAAGCCGCTCGCGTTGCGGTGTCCACCGCCCCCGTACAGCTTCGCGATCTCCGAGACGTCGAGGCCAGCGTCGGTCGAACGCAGCGAGAACACGCGCCCAGCGGGCGTGTCCCAGTAGCACGCGGCGAACGGCTGGCCCTGCGCCATGAGGTGCCCGGCGTCCGAGGTCAGCGTGTAGGGCAGGTTCGCGACGGGCACCACGTGTCCGCCGATTCGCATCGGGCGCTGCGTGACGGCCACGAGCTCGGCCACGTCCTTGTGGTGCTTGCGCTCGATCGCCTCGCCCTCGGCGCGCAGCTTCGCGAGGTCGCCACGCATGATGAGGTCGTCCCATCGCTGCATGTCGTAGGGAAAGCTGAACAGCGCGGCCTGGATCTCGCGGGTTCCGGGCAAGCGGAACGTCCACAAGTCGCGGTCTTCGATGTGGTCGAGCAGCTTGGGGCGCTCGCGTCCCGGATTGAAGAAGTCCCACGCGATCGTGGCTCCGCTACGGCGCGTGTCGAAGATCGCGTAGACCGCCCAAGGGATCCCCTCGCAAGAGTCCTGGGCGACGTTGGTGAGGTGGTGGTCCCAGTCCTTCGGTTCGAGGAGACCGTGCGATCCCCGCGCCTTGCCCGGAACGCAGATCGGAACGAGGTCTTCGATCGCGCTCTTGTGGTGGTCGAGCACGAGCACCGACGCCGCGCGCATCGCTACACCCTTCATGGCATCGCGCTTGTACGAGAAGTCGACGAGGATCACGTCGCGCCCGGCAACGTCAGGAGGATCGTTCTGGTAGACGCCGGGAACCAGGTCGACCTTGCCGTCAAACGCTTTCCACACGGCCCACGCGGCGCCGAATCCGTCGGCACAGTTGCCGTGGTAGATGCACAGCGGGGACTTCACGCGAGCACCTGCTCGAGCACCGACAGGAGGACGGCTGACTGCTCTCGCCCCAACGTCGCCGCGCGCATCACGTCGCGCCGCTTCCGAAGCGAGTCGCACAGCACGCCGTCGGGCGTCGGCTGCGTGAGCGCGCGGTACTGCCAGTCCGTCGAGGCCGGATCGAGCGTCGCGAGGACGCCAAGCGCGAGGTCGGGGAAGTAGTCGCCCGGCCCGCAGGGGTGCTGGTACGTCGGGAACTTCTCGGTCTGGTTTCGGCCCACGCCGAGGAATTTCGGTACTGGCCAGGGGCACCCGCTGATCGCCTTCCGGATCGGCTCGGTGTGGCCGAAGAGGCCCAGCGCGTAGCAGGTCAGCCACCGCTCCATCGTCGCGTCGGTGTCGAAGTCGGGCGGCATCCCGAAGCTCTGCGGCGTCGGGCTGAACGGGTAGTCCTTGGGCGCGCGGAGGAACGCACCCGATCCCGTCTGCCGCGCCACGAGGTCGTCCGCGAAGCTCTCCGCGCGGAACCAGTGCTGGCGAGCGTGCGCCCACGCGTCGATGCGCCACGCCATGTCGCGACCGCCGCGAACCATCGAGGACGGGTCCTGGCGGGCCATCGCGCAGTCGTTCGCGATGAGCGCGAGGTGGCGGATCGCGATCGGGTCTCCGCATTGCGCCGCGGCGCGCAGGTGGCCCAGCGCGTTGCCCAGGTGCTGCCCGTCGAACGCCGACGCGCACTTGTCGCGCCGCGTGCCCAGCAACAGCTCCCGTGACCGCGACGCGCCCTTCAAGGTCACGATGGGGTCACGCGATTCCTGGTAGCGGGCGAAGGCGCGCGAGAACTCGGCGAGCTGCGTCGCCTTCGACCACCCGCGCACGAGCGTGTAGTCCGGATCGTTCAGCAGGAGCGGTTCGCCCGTCCTCTGGTCCACGCACCCGATCGGCATGCGGTTGATGACCAGGTCGGAGCGGAGCAGGAAGCCCGGACCGTCCTGCTCGTGTCCCGGCACGCCGTCACGATCGTGCGCGCCCGGCGGGGCGACCTGCTCGCCACCGTAGACCGGCACCATGCCGGTCGGCCGCGGCTTCTCGAGGTACGCCTTCAGCGGTCCGAAGACGTCGCGCTTCTGCGACGGGTGCCAGCGCACCGTTGCGCTCCCGTACGGAACCTCGGTCGGCGCGGTGGCGGTGTAGTCCCACCGCACGACGAGCGACGAACGAGGCGCGAGGTACTCGCCGCCGGCGCCGATGACGAGGACGTTGCCGCGCGCGGTCCAGTTCGCGCACGGCAAGACGCCCGTCACCGGTCCGTCGAACGTGATCTCCATCCGGTCGAGGAACAACTCGCCGGCGCCGGGACACGAGTTCTCGTACGACAGCCCGACGTCGTGCGCCATGACCCCGCCGTGCAGTCGGTCGAGCGGAGTCCAGCCGAGCGGGTTCAGGTCCTCGTCGACGACGACTCGCTGGCGCTGGTCGATGAGGCGGAGTTCGACGGGGTTCATGCCGATGCCTTGCTCGCGCCTTCGCGCGCTTGTTGCTCGAGCCACGTCTTCGCGGCTTCGTGTCCGGGGTACGGGGGGACCGCGCCGTTGCGCCGCGAGTGCACGACGAACCAGCGATTGCGGAGGTCGAGCTGTTCCTGCGTCTCGACGGGTGCCGATGGCTTCGGCAGGGCTGCGGCCGGCGCGGCCACGACGAGCGAGTTCCAGTTCGCGAGGATCCGCCCGAGGGTCGGGGCCTCACGCCCGAACGTCGGGTGCGCGATGAACCGATCGACGACCTCGCGCACGAGGTCCGCGCCACGCCCGTTCGCGCGCGCCCTGGCGAGCAGATCGCGGACCTTCGCGCCCTCGGTCGCGTCCATCGCGTACCGCGCGCCCTGTGGGCACGTGGGCGTCGTGGTGGCCACCCGGTAGCGCTCGACCCACCACGTGCAGAACGCGGTGTGTTCGCCTGTGGGCGGATCCTCCGACGCCAGCGGCGAGTCCTCTCGCGCGCGCGCTGAGCGCGAGGAGTTCCCTTGGGATTCGGTCAGAGGAACCGAACTACTGCCGTTGCTCTGAGCCTTCTGGAGATCTGAAGATCTCGCGCGATCGCGCGCACGAAGGGACCTGTTATCCCCCTGGGTTGGCGGGGGGGTTATCCCCCCATCCAAGGGTTCGGGCTGTTTCAACGCCGGATTCCCACCCTTCTTGCCGTTGACGATCGCCTCGGCGTAGGCCTTCTCGTCGCGCACGTACCGGCGCGAGTAGATGACGCCGTCCGGCGTGCGCGAGAAGACGTTCTTCGACTCGAGCTCAGCGAGGCATCGCTTCACTTCGGTCGGCGTGGAGCCGACGAGGCGCGCGATCTCCGCGTTGTCGGGCGCGCGACCACCGAGCACCAGGTGCCCGTACGGTGTGCAGTCGTGGACGATCATCAGGATCTCCGTCCACAGGCCGCGCGCCGCCAGCGAGCACGACTGGAGCGGCTTGTCGTCGCGCCAGTGCTTCGGCTCCCACTTGACGAAGTGCCGCCGACGGATGGGGTTGGCCTTGGGGTTATCCCCCTGGTCAAGGGGTGCGCTCACGCGAACACCCGTCCTTCCACGTTGTAGAGCGGCACGTCCTCGACGATCCGCCGACGCGCCAGCTCCGCGTACTCGGGATTGATCTCGATGCCGATGAAGCGGCGGCCGTGTCGCAACGCGACGACGCCCGTCGTTCCGGCGCCCATGAACGGGTCGAGCACGACGCCACCGCGCGGGCAGCCGGCGAGGATGCACGGCTCGACGAGCTTCGGGGGGAACGTCGCGTAGTGCCCGCCCTTGAACGGGACGCTCGCGATCGCCCACACGGTGCGCCGGTTCCGCAACGTCGACCGCTCCGAGTACTTGGCGGTGCCGTCGTCGTTCGCCTCGATTGGCTGCTGTCGCGGGTTCGCATCGGTCGCGCGCTTGCGGCTGAAGCAGCGCATGACCTGGCGGTCCGCGGCGGTCAATCGGTGCGCGTGGTGCGAAGCGCCTGGCTTGTGCATCCAACCGGAGATCGGGACGAGGCGGCGCGTCTGCTCCCGCTGGCCGTCACGCTTCGAGTTGAGGCGCGTGTATTCCTCTTCGCGGATCGCGCGGCCGTCCGTCGTCGGCTCCCGCACCGCGGCCGCGTCGTAGAAGTACCGGCTGCGCTTCGCGAGCAGGAACACCTGCTCGCGCGATCGCGTCGGCCGATCGACGCACGACTCCGGCATCGGCGCCGGCTTGTGCCAGATGATCTCGGATCGGAGGTACCAGCCCGCGGCTTGGAGCGCGAACGCAACACGCCACGGCAGCCCGATCAGGTCCTTGTTCTTGAGTCCGATCGGCACGCGCTTCTCGGTCACGTGTTCCGCGCGGCTCTGCTCCTGCGATCGACGGCCGCCGGTGAGGGTCGAAGCGGTCCCAATGCCGCCGCGCCCGGTCTGGGCGTACTTGTCGCCCATGTTCACCCAGCAGGTGCCGTCGAGCGTGAGCACGCGGCGCACCTGCTCGAACACGTCGACGATGCGCGCCAAGTACTCCTCGATCGAGGTCTCGAGGCCGATCTGGCCCGCCGCTTCGTAGTTGCGCAGCGCCCAGTACGGCGGCGACGTCACGACGCAGTTCACGGACTCGTCCGGCAACCCGCGCAGCAGAGCTGCGGAATCGCCGACGCGGATCTCGAAGGCGCTCACGCGGTCCCCCTCCACATCCGACCGAGCCGCTTGTCGTGGACCTGCTGGACGATCGCGCCCTCGCGCAGGACGCGCTCGCCGAGCATCGTGCGGAGCTTCTGCGAGAGCGGCTGCCGGGGGACGTGGTCGTTGCACTCAACCCACCACTCGCGGACGAGCCACATCTCGAACAGCGACGGGGCCCCGCCGAACCCAGCGGCGAACAGCTCGTCGACGTACGCACGCGCGACGTCGATCCGCCCGCCGGCCTCGTCGTAGACGAGCACGAGCAGGGCTTGGCGGTCGCCCGGGTGCGCCTCGGGCAGGCGCCCGTTTCCCTCGCGGTACCGCTGGACGAAGTACGCACGCACCGTGTCGAGGAGGTCCTCGAACGGGTCGACGTCGTCGGGGCCGAGCTGGCGGCCGGATGCGCAGCCGCTCAAGACGCACGCCCCTTCCTCGTCACGACCCACATCTGCCAGTCCGGCGCGCTCTTGTCGGTGACGGCCGCATGGCAGCGCTTCCCGAGAGTCACGAGGTTGTCCGGGGTGTGCCCGCCACCTTGGGCGCGGCTTCGACGGTGATGCACTTCGAGCGGCTTGCAGAGCGCGCTCTTGCATCGCTGGCACAGGTGCCGATCGCGCCCGAGCACGAACGGACGGACGGCGCGGAGCAGGTCGCCGATAGCTCGGCCGCGCTTGCCCACTTGCCGCAGGCGCGCGCCGCGCTTCAACGGGGAGACGCGCTTGAGAGCGGTGCGCTTCAAGGTTGCACCGCCTTCCGCGCGCGGAGCATCGCGTCGGCGAACTTGTAGCTGGTCTTCGCGACTTCGTCGGCGTGGTCGCCAAGCGTGCGTTCCGACACGCACCAGCCAGCGAGTACCTGCCCCGCGAAGTAGTCGCGCAGCGACATGCCGAAGGCGCTCGCGGGCTGCGGGACTCCAAGGCACCCGATGATCTCGGGCACGGGGAATGCCGCCCCGCCGTCGTCGATCGGTGCGGTGCTCACGGCGCCACCGTCCCTTCGACGCGCGCCTGCTGTTCGTCGGGCCACGTCGAAGCCTCGATGTACAACAGTGGATGTCCTGCACGGTGCACGGCGAGCCCGTGCTGCATCGCTTGCGCTTGCGGCCCGGTGACCTCCGCGCATTCAGCGTCAGGACACGAGCGAAGGAGGTCGAGCACCTCGTCACGGGTCCAGTCCGCGCCCACGAGCAGGCCCATGCCGGGGTTCGTGAAGGTGTGGATCGTGTCGCCGGTGGGGAGCAGCGAGACCGCCTCTTCGAAGGTGAGGAACACCCGATCGCCGTGGCGTCTCACGTCGCACCTCCCACGCCCGCGTGCGCTTCCGTCGCGTGGTCGATCGCGTCGCACACTTCGCACACGACCTCGCTCGCGGATCCGCGAGACGTGATCGGGTACTCGGGGTCGGTGACGGGTTGCTCGCGCTCGATCGATTCCGAGAGGGCCGCGTCGAACTCGGCGTCGTTCGAGACGTACACCCACGCTTGAATCCAGTCGCCCTCGTCGGCAATGCCCTCTGACGAGTGAACCGATCGCGCATCGTCGTGCACGCAGACGTCCATGCGATCGCCGACCCACAACGTTCGCGCAGCCGCGATCTGCTCCGCCGTCGCCAGCGGAGTCATCTCGTCGAGCAAGTAGCGCTCGGCGCGCACGATCGCCTCGGGCAAGTTCGTGGGCGCGAAGCCCGTCTCGCCCATCCACGTGTCCGTCTGCACGACGTCGTCGCCGCACGCGACCCACGCGTGCCACACCGATTCGGATGGGCTGGCATCGCACAGTCCCGGCTCGCCGTCGGATCCATCCGAGACGTACAGCTCGAACTCGACGTCGCCTTCGGTGTGGCGCGCGACCCAGGCGAACTCCATCACACCGATTTGCTCGAGCTTCCAGGTGAGGGGCTTCAAGAGGCACCGCCCTTGCTGCGACGATTCGCCTTGCGAGCTGCGCGCGCGGACTTCCGCTTCTCACGGCGCGCGTCACGGACCGGCTGGTCGCCGCGAGTGCGGTGCGGACGGCCGAGCGGACCGACCTTTCGCTTCTCGTGGAGAAGCTCGTTGAACGGGTTTGCCCGCGGCCCGATGCCGAGCATGGCCGCGACGAGAGCAAGCGCGTTGCCGCTGCTGGTGGGCTTCACGAGGCACCGCCCTTCTCGAGGAGGAACGCGAGGTCCTTCCCGGGCTCGAACCAGCGGTCCTCGATGAAGTGGCCGATGGCGTGGACCTTCTCGTGTTCGGCGCGCACGCGAACCGGTGTGCCGGGGAGCTGCTCCCAGTCCTCGACCTTCAGCACTTCGAGCACGCGGCGGACGAACTCGCAGCCGAACGCCGTGCCCACGCGCGTCCGTGTGCTGGGGTCGTAGCGATCAAGGGAGAGTCCGCCGAAGGCTTGCCCGGAACCACCGAAGTCCAGGTGGATCCAGACGGACATCACGTTCGAACCGGCCGCGCCGAGCTGCGTCGACACGATGCGGGCGTTTCTCGTTTGGATCACGCGACACCAACCCGGCGCGCGACCGCGCCCGTCACGAGGCCCAGGACGAAGAACGCGAGCGCGGTGAACGGCCCGCCGAAGATCGCGCCGAAGACGGTCGCGGCGATGGTGAGCTCCTTCACGCGGCACCTCGCGATCCGCGCGCGGCGCGACGGCTCTCCTTTGCTGCGGCCGCCATCGCGTTGTCGGCGATGACCTCCCGGCACTCGCGCAGCTCGCGCGAGGTCATGGGTCGGGGCGAACGCGGGCGTCCGTGTCCGTACCACGCCAGGAGCGATGCGAAACGGCGGGCGAGCGTGTCGCCGTAGAGGGCGCCGCCAGCGGCATCGAACATCTCGTCGACGATGCGCCGGGCCCGAGCCACCGAGCCAGCGGCCTGGTTGTGTGTGATATCGATCAGCGACTCGGTGTCGCGAAGTACGTCGAGCTCGTACTCCTCGCCGGTCGCTTGGCGGTAGCGCCGCCGGAAATGGGCGAGGACCTCGGAGATGGCCCGGTTGAACTCGGACGGGCGAGCGACGCGTGCGCGTCGGAGGAAAGCGGTCTGGACCACGGACTTCGGGGAAGGCCGAGGAGCGGGCGCCACCGTGACGCCAGGCTCATGCCTTCGGGCGTCCAGAATTCGGGAAGCAACCGCGCTACCCGGTCCGTGGAAACTTGGTCGAGACCCCGTGGGTGGTAGGTAGGCACTGGCTCGCTGCCAGGGTCACTGGTTCGAGTCCAGTATCGCCCACCACTCACTTCCTGCGGTTTTCACCGAGGAAATCAGGCCTTTTCCGCATTGCCACTGCGCGCGCGTCTGAACAAGCGCTCGCGCTAGACAGGAGGAACATTGCCGTCGTACGGCAACGGAGGCAAGGCCTTCATCGCTTTCCTCGCGTCGGCCGTCGCGAGATGGACGTAGGTCCCCCACAACGTCTGGTAGCACCTGTGGCCGGTCATCGCGGCCACGATGGGGATCGGGACTCCGCCCAAAATCATCCGGGTCGTGAACGTGTGCCGCATGGCGTGGATGTGCAGAACCTTGCCGTAAACGTCCACCTTGCGGACCCCGGCGCGCACCAGGATCTTCGCCAGCCACTCCCGGAAGCGCGCGCCGTTCCTGGGCCAGTTCTTGCCCTCCGGTGTCAAGAAGATGGCATCCTCCTGCCGCGGCTCGACCCCCATCCGGATCGTCTGCTGTTGGCGCAGGTCCGCCAACAGGTCGAGCAAGGACGGCATGATCGGCACGATTCGCTCGTGTTTCGTCTTCGTGGTTACCGCCCGGTACCGGATCTGGCCGACATCGAAGTCCAGGTCGCCCCACGTGGCGGAGCGGACTTCGTTCCAGCGGGCCCCCGTCTCGATGAGCGTCCGGAGCATCGGCGTTCGCGGCAGGCCCGAGTGCGTGCTGTCGTAGACGGATGCGGCGTAGACGATCTTGACCGCCTCCGCGTCCGTCAGCGCGCGTGCGATGCGCTTGCGGTACGGCTCGGTCGTGGGGAGCGTCTCCAGCCCGAGCAGCGGGTTCGAGGCGATTCGGTCGTACTTGATCGCGTGGTTGAGGGCCGCCTGGAGAGTCGCGACCTCTGTGTTCGCGGTCTTGTGGCTGATCCCGCCGTGCACCCGCCGGCCTCGCCAGGCCATGATGCGCGCTTTCGAGACGTCACGGACGAACCGGAGGGGTGCATCCCGGACAATCCTGCGGAGAGCGACCTCGGCGTCGTGGGCGGTCTGCTTTCGTGCGGTCGCGCGCAGGTGCTCGAGGTAGTGGTCGACGATTTCCGCGATCGGAAGGTCGAGCCCGGAGACCCGCGCCACGCCGTTGAGCTCAGAATCGCGTTCCGCGATGAGCTTGGCCAGGGCCCGCTCCGCATCGCGTCGGTTCGCTCCCAGGACCCTGCGATGTCTGCGCCCGTCCGCGCCGCGCCAGTCCGCCTGCCACACACGCAGGCCCATAGCATCTATCACGGGACGCAGCGTTCCGCGCCCCGGCCCTCGACCGTTCATGCGAGCAACTCCCAGGTGTAGATAACAACGCCGTGTGGGGAGCGCGGCGTCGCGGGCGGATCTAACCGGCGGGATAGACTTGGTTTCAGGGCTTCTCGTTGAGCCGCAGTAAGAAGTCCGAGGAGCATTCCAGGGCGCGCGCGTAGGCCGCGACACACCCCGAGACCAAGTCCTTGTGACCGTTCTCCACACGGGAGATCACCTGCGGCGTCGCCTTCCAGCCGTGCGCGTTGAGGCGCATGGCCAGATCCATCTGCGACAGCTTCAGGTGTTTCCGCCGCTCGAACACGCGAGCCCCGTCGAGGCCGAACTTCGGCACGACGGGGGCCTTCGAGGCGGATCCGGTCTTCTTCTTCCCAGGCATTGGCGGGTTCTCCGTCGCGGGGGCGGGTCGCGACGGGCGCCATAAGTGACGAATGCGTGGCCATTTGGCAACAGCCTAGCGGATTATCCGGATCGGTGTTGAACGATCGTGATATGTTGGCGTAGAAACGTTGGTAACGAATCGCGCGCCAAGGACGCGCCTACGCCATGGTCCAAAACGACACGCATCCCCTCGAAGACGTCGACCCCGCAGGTCGTGCGCAAGAACTGGGCTCACGGGCCCGCATTGCGGAAGCCCGGCGCCCGCACCGCCACGTGTACGCCAGGCGCGCCGATGGCTTCGGTGGCCAGCCCGACGCCTACTGTGTGATCTGCGGCTTCCGCATCCCGGCCTCTTGCATCGGGAACGCGCTCCAGGCTGGCGCAACGATCCTGTGCGCGTGTGGCCACGAAGAACATGGTGGCCACTGCGGACACCGCAACCACGAGGGCGTCCCTTGCGACTGCCTGCAGGAGTGCGAGGAGTGACGACCATCCGCGAACTCAGCCGCGACGAGTGGCTCGCCCTCCGACGCGAGACGCTCGGCGCGAGCGAGGCCGCCGCCGCCTGCGGAGAATCCCCCTACCAGTCCGCGATCGAGCTGTGGTCGTACAAGACCGGGCTCGTCGAGGCGCCCGACCTGTCGGACGTCGAGCACATCTTCTGGGGCAACGTGCACGAGCCCGCGATCGTCAAGGAGACGTGCCGGCGCGAGGGCCTCGACCTACTCGACGTGGGCCCGGCCATCACGAGGCTGCGCGGCCACGACGATTTCGACATCGTCGGTGTCGTCGAGGGGCGCCAGCTCTTCCTGCGCAGCCGCATCCACCCGTGGATGAGCGCAACACTCGACGGGATCGCGGTCGCGGGCAATGGTGAGCTCGTCGCGATCGAGGCGAAGACCACGGGCGAGTGGCACCGCGACGAGTGGGAGGACGGCAAGTTCCCCGAGCACCACCTGCTCCAGGTGTCGCACCAACTCGCGGTCGCCACGTCGATCCCGAGCGCCCTGGTCGCGGGCCTCGTCGGCGGGAACAAGCTGTTCATCTCCCCGCGCGTCGAACGCGCAGCGGCTCCGATCGATCCGCTCGTGCAGCTCGAGCGTGAGTTCTGGCGGCGCGTTCAGGAGAACGACGCACCGCCGGCAGACGGATCCGAGAGCAGCGCGAAGACGCTGAAGATCCTCCACCCCGACGACAACGGCCAGTCGATCGTCCTGTCCGACGAGGTTGCCGCGCTCGCCGAGCGCGAACGAGAGCTGGCCGCGCTCAAGTCGAACACCGAGGCCGAGTACCAGCGCGTGCGAACGCTGCTCAAGGACGCGATCGGCAAGAACACGTTCGGCGTCCTGCCGAACGGACGAGGCACATACAGCCTCAAGACCATCGAGAAGGACGCCTATTCCGTCGGCGCGACGAAGTACCGCGACCTCCGATTCAGCGCACCCAAGTCCCCCAAGACCACGAAGCGGAAGTGAGAGAACCCATGTACCAGGAACAACCCCAACGCGTGGACGCCGGCCAAGAGGCGCGCGCAGGATTCGGTGAGACGTCGCTCGCGCGCGTCGCTGAGACCTCGTCCGTCGCGCTCGCCGAGCAGGCGAAGGCCGCCGTCAGCGCGCGTTACATCATGGCGCTGCAACGCCCGCGCGACCTGATGATCGTGCGGCAGAAGCTGCTCGCCGACTGCAAGCGCCCGCTGTTCGCGGAGGCCGCGATCTACAACAAGCCCGTCGGGGACGGCGTCAAGGGTCCCAGCATCCGCTTCGCGGAGGCCGCTGCGCGCGCGATGGGCAACATCCTCGCCGAGGTCACCGCGATCTACGACGACGTCCAGAAGCGCATCGTGCGCGTCTCGGTGACGGACCTCGAAGCCAACATCACGTACCCGAAGGACGTCACGATCGAGAAGACGATCGAGCGCTCCAGCCCGCCGCCTGGGCGCAAGATCCTGGGCACGCGCAAGAACTCCAAGGGACGGGACGTCTTCATCATCGAGGCGACCTCCGACGAGATCCTGGACAAGGAGAACGCGCTGTGCAGCAAGGCGATGCGCTCCTGCCTCCTGCGGGTGATCCCCGGCGACCTCCAAGAGGAGGCGATCGAGCAGTGCTACGAGACGCGGCGGGGTGAGGTGAAGAAGGACCCGGCGCTCGCGCTCAAGAAGCTCGTCGACGCGTTCGGCGACCTCGGCATCAAGGCGACCCAGCTCGCTGAGTACTTCGGCCACTCCCTCGAAGAGATCACGCCCGAGGAGATCGACTCGGCGCGTTCGATGTACCACGCGCTGAAGGACAAGGAGACCACCTGGGCCGAAGTGATGGACGCCATCCGGGCCGAGCGCGGCGCGCAGCCGCAGGCCGGTCCGATCGACGCGAACGGCAACGGGTCGCTCGCCGACCGCATGGCGGCCAAGGCCAACGCCACCAAGACCGAGCCCAAGGCCGAGGAAGCGAAGCCCGACGCGAAGCCCGCGCCGCGCGAGGTCAAGGCCGAACCCGCCCCCACCAACGCCAAGCCGCGCGGTCAGTCGCGCTTCGAGGGCTGATCCATGGTCAAGCGCGAGATCAAGCTGAAGGACGTGGGCGCGATCGAGGCCCTCACCATCGCGGTGCCGGAGCCGGGCGAGGGCGGGGTGATCGTGCTGCGAGGCCGCAACGGCTCGGGCAAGTCGACGGCGCTCGAGGCCGTGAACGCCCTCGTGACCGGGAACGGCGACGTGCGCACGCGCGACGGCGCGCTGGGCGCGATGGTCGAGGGCTTCGGCGCGCGCGTCCACGTCGGGCGTCGCAAGAGCGCAGCCGGCGAGTGCGAGGTGGTCGGGCTCGAAGGCCCGGACCCGTCCCTGCTCGTGGACCCCGGCATCAAGGACCGCGGCGCCGCACACGCGGAGCGCATCCGTGCGCTGTGCAAGATCGCGGGCGCCCAGGTGGAACGCGAACCGTTCGTGAAGCTCGCCGGAAGCGTCGACGAGTTCGAGCGGGTCGTGAAGGCGTCGTCCTTGGAGAAGGGCGACGTGCCCAGCGTGGCCGCTGCCGTGAAGCGGGACTTCGAGGCCGCCGCGCGCGCGGCCGAAGCCGAGGCCGGCAACATCCAGAACGAAGCGAACGGCATCGCCAGCGCCGCCCAGGACGTGCCCGAAACGGAGCTGCTCGACGAGCGCGCGCTACAGATCGAGCTCGAATCGGCGAGCGCGGAGTTGGGCGAGCTGCGCGGCCGGCAACGGAACGCGGACGAGCTGCGCGCCGCGGCGAAGCGCGCGAGGGAGACGCTCGATAGCTACGGCACGAAGGGCACGGTCGACGCCGGGAAGGCAGCCGAGGAAGCGCTCGCGGAAGCGAAGACGAAATCGGAGCTCGCGGTCAAGGCGGCAGACGACGCGACGGAACGTGCATCGGCAGCTCGCGCGGCGCTGCGGCAAGCCGAGCAGGAGGAGGCCGAGGCCAAGGCCGAGATGCGCGCCGCGCAGACCGCCGAGAAGAACGCGAGCGCCGCCGTCGAACAGGCGTTCGAGGACTTCACGCGCCGCAAGCAACTCCAGCAGGCGGTCACCGCGGCGGAGTCCGCGGCCGACGTCGACCCCGAGTCGATCGCCGCCCTGGAGAAGCGCCAGACCGCCGCGCGCACGACACTCCAACGCGCCGAGGTCGTGCGCCGCGCCATCGAGCAGCGCCAGCGAGCCCGCGCCAAGGCCGAGCAAGCTGGCGAGGCGCTGTCGCGCGCCGAACGCCTGCGCGACGCCGCCCGCGGCTGCGAGCTGGTCATCACGGCCGCGCTCGCCAAGGTCTGCCCGCAAGGGATGTCCGTGCACGAGGGCATGTTGGTGGTCGAGACCGACCGCGGCCTCGAACCGTTCGACGAGCTGTCGCACGGCGAGCGCTGGCGGTGGGCCATCAACATCTCGTCGCGCGCGATCTCGGACCGCACGCGCGGACTCCTCACGTGCCGCCAGGAGGGGTGGGACGCGCTCGACCCCACGACGCAGCACGAGGTCGACCGCATGGCCCGCGAGGAGGGCCTCATCATCCTCACCGCGTCGGCGGACGACGGCGACCTGCGCGCGGAGGCCTTCCAGTGACGAACCTCACGAGGGCCCGCACCATCGCCGCGATCGTGCGCGCGCGCCGGAAGGAACTGGATCTGACGCACCGCGCACTCGCGACACGCGTGGGCTGCACCGAGGCCACGATTCAGAAGATCGAGGCGGGCCTCGTGTCGTCGCCGCGCAATCCCGACCGTCTCGCGGACGGGCTGGGCATCACCCTGGAGGAGCTGTACGGGCGGAAGAAGAAGAACGATGTTGCTTGATTCCGCTACCACGATCGGTCAAGTTCTCGGGGTCGGGGTTTGGACCACATTGCCCTGGCAACACCGTACGGTCGCGGCGGGTGGCCGAAATCTGCTCGTCGCGACCGTTTTGCCTTCGCCGAGGAGCGCGTGATGGACTCCACGTTCACGATCCCCGTGTGGCTCGCGCTGGTGATCGCCATTGCGTGCGTGATGGGGTGGAAGGTCGCGCAGGCGTACCACCGTGACGACTGGATGGCGGCCGTGTTGTGGCTCGCCCTCGGGGTGATCGCCTCGCTCGTCGTCGCGCTCGTGTGCGCTTGGGGGTGGCTGTGAGCGCCGAAGTCACGACCTCTGACGTCTACGCGCTGGCACGCGGCGAAGCCGAGGCGTGCCGGATCTTCGACGACCAACCGTGCGCGAACCCCAAGTGCGCGATGGCGCGCGAGCTTGTCGCAGCGCATCCGGTCGTGGAGGCAGCGGAGGCGTACGTCGACGCGGACCGTTGGGGAGACAAGAACCGGGGCCGCAACATGGGCGAGGCGTACAAGCGCGTTCACGTCACCGTCCGCGCGTACCGGGAGGCGAAGCGTGGCTGAAAAGCCCATTCTCTTTTCCGCTCCGATGGTCCGCGCGATCCTCGAAGGGCGCAAGACGCAGACGCGGCGCGTGCTCAACGTCGAGCGGATGCAAACGCGACGTGGGACGAGCGGCCGCGATGGCTGGACTCCTGGCAACGTCGAGGACGCCGACTGGCGTCGACTCGCCGCACAGTACTGGTGCCCCCACGGCACGGCTGGCGAGACGTTGTGGGTGCGCGAGACGTGGGCGCCGCGTGCGTCCTATCGCGGCAGGGATCCCGGATTGCATGCACTCGCCTCCGGGTGTTTCTACCGAGCCGACTACCAGGACGACGATCCGCTGCACGACGAGATCGACCGCTGGCGTCCGTCGATCCACATGCCGCGCCGCGCCTCGCGTCTGACGCTGCGCGTGACTGACGTGCGCGTGCAGCGGTTGCAGGATATCAGCGCGGATGACGCGTGCGCCGAGGGCATCCACGACGACGATCTCCCCCCGGAGTGCATCTTCGAGAGCCTGTGGGACTCGATCAACGGCAAGCGCGCGCCGTGGGCATCGAACCCGTGGGTGTGGGCGATCACGTTCGAGCGCGTGGAGGCGAGCCGTGGCTGACATCCGCCAGCCCGACCTCTTCGACCCTGAGCGCCTCGCGCGCGAGAACGCGAAGCTGCGCGCCGAGGTCGGCATGACGCGAGCCGCGACGAAGGCCGAGCGCGTGAGCGACGGCTGGAATGAACGCGCGCTCGAGGCCGTGCGCCAGTTCGCGCTCGAGCACGAGACGTTCCTCGCGGAGGACGTGCGCAAGCTCTGCCCGACGCCGGCGGGAGCGGATGGACGAGCGTGGGGCGCGGTGATCCAGGCAGCGAAGCGCAACGGCTGGATCCGAGCGGGCGGCGCGGCAAGCGCACTGTCGTCGAATGGATCGTTGAAAGTTCTGTGGAAGTCGAACGTGTACGAACCGAAGAAGGCGAGCTGAGCATGTCATCGTTCATCGAAGAGCAAGTGCTGGACATCCGCGAGATCGCGCGTGCGGTCGTGCGCGAGGAACTCGAACAGAGGTCGGGGGGCCTCACGGGCGCGGCGAGCGGGGAGGCTCCCGCGCCCACCTCACAGGGCGGCACCGTGCCGTCCACGGCGCCGAGCCTGCGATCGTTGGAGGTCGGCGCCGATTTGAACGGAGACGCGGCGGGTGGTGCGGCGGATGCGAGACCGTCGGACCTCGGGAAGACCGTCGCGTCTCCGCCTTCCACGTGGAGCGAGGAGCAGAAACGTGCCGCGCTTTCGGTTGCGGGTGCGCCGAGTGTGCACGCGACGTGCAAGGAGATCGCCCGCGTCGCTCCGCTGTTCGTGGAGCAGCGCGAGATCGACGTGCTCTTCGATGGCCCTCCAGGCCCCGAGGCTGGCCGATTCGTCGAGGTGGAAGAGGCCGCGACAGGTCGCTCGATCAGCTTTGGCAACTGGATTCCGCCGAGCGTGGACGGCTACTGGCGCTTGCGCTTCGACGCGGCGCGACCGAGCGCACGTCCGCGCGCGGTTCCGAGCGACGAAGAGATCGGAACCGCCATCCTTCGATCGCTCACAGGGAGCAGCAAGAGCACCCTGTCGATGCTCTCTCGTGTGAGCACTGGCTGGCAGCTCTCGCGCGAACACATGGACAAGATCACCGCAGCCGTCCGCGCGCTGTGCATCGGAGAACAGGGAGACGGGGCGAGCGTGCCCGGTGACTCAGGTCTGAAAGCGGGTCACAACATGGAGCGTGGAAGCGGCTGCCCGGCTAGCGATCACCACGCCGACCGAGAGACAAGCACGCCTCAGGGTCCGAAAGACCCCGCCCCGTCTCCCGCCCCCGCCGCGCCGTTCGCGCCCGACCGCGAGGCGCTGGCGAACTTGATGCAGCTCGCTCTCGCCAAGCACCCGAACGATGCCGTAGCGCCGCTGCACGACTGCCGCCAGGACATCATCGCCCTTCGATACCGACAGGCCGACGCCGCGATCGCCAGCTTCGCCCCGATTGTCGCAGAGCGCGACGCGATCGCCGAGGCGCTCCGCCCCGTCGTGGGCTCGCCCCAAGTCGAGCGGAGCCTGGTCGGCGCCGTCGAGGCGGCGCTGAGGGACCGGCGCTCGTATGCCGACTTGCTTGCCCAAGTCCAAGAGGCCGTCGGCCCCGGAGCCAAGGAGAGCGATCCGCTGGTCGTGGACGTCCGCAAGCTGCGGGAGGATCGCGACTACTTGCACGGCCGGCTGGCGGAAGCAGCCGCATTGCTCGACAAGGCGATCCCGGAGCGCGAGCGGCTTCGCGACCGAGTCGCCGATCTGGAGCGCAAGCAGACGTGGGGCGTCGCGATCGAGAAGGCGGCCCAGGTCATCGCGGAGATGGGCAGCCCGAACGCACTCGCCATCGAGCGCGTGCTGCGTCAGAACCTGCACGAGCTGCCCGAGAAGCCGAGCCCCACGGCGAAGCGCGTCACCGTCGACACGGCGTACCTGGAGAACGAGGTCCGTCGCGCGATGCATCCGCACATCCCCTTGGTGTGGAGCGCCGACGCGGAGTCGAAGCTCGCCGAGGTGGCCGTCGCGACCGTGCTCTCCATCTGCTCGCCGGGTACCGCGAAGCGCAGCGTGACGGGGCAGGAGTTGGAACGCCTCGTCCATGAGTGGCTCGACCGCGAGCCGAGCATCCAGGATCGGCTGCAATCCGCCCTCGCTGCCGTGGGCATCGAGGTCGCGCCGTGAAGCTCGTCGCCATGTCGCGCCGCGAAATCGAAGCGGCCGACCTCACCGCGCAAAGCCCGTGCGTTGCGATCTGCATCGCGTACCCCACGGGGCGCTTGCACAAGGTCGCGCCGATCGGATCGCTCCGGGCCGTGCTGCACCTGCGGTTCTCTGACTGCGACGGCGAGGGTCGCTGGTCGTTCCCCGAGGCAAAGGACGATCAGGTGGCGATGCCCATGACGCGCGGACAAGCGATCGACGTGCTGGACTTCGTGAACAAGTGGCGCGGCGAGGTCTCGACGATCTACGCCGCGTGCTACGGCGGCATCTCGCGTTCGCGCGGGATCCTCGCGGGCTTGGCGAGTGTCCACGGATGGAACGACGCGGACGTGTACGCGAAGGGGCATCCGAACGTGTGGTGCAAGGTGCTGATTCAGCGCGCGAGCAGAGGAAGCGAGGTCTCCCCGTGACCCCTCCCCGCTGCCAGCACTGCGGCGCCGCGATCCGCTCGAACCGCCGCCGCGTCTCGTGCACGTCCCCCGAGTGCGTCCGTTCTCGCGCTCGTACGATCGGACGAGCCGCCTACCGCCGCCGCAAGGTCGCGCGGTGCCTACGGGAGATGGCACATGCGAACCGCTGAGCTGCCCTTCCCGAGCCCCAGGAAGGGGCGGATCACCCGCAAGCACGGCTTGAGCTATCGGCCCGAGTACCGCGCGTGGCAGACGATGCGCCTGCGCTGCACCGTCCCCACGAACCCCGCGTGGAAGGACTACGGCGGTCGCGGGATCTCCGTGTGCGACCGCTGGCGCGACGACGTCGCCGCGTTCGTGGCCGACATGGGGCCGAAGCCGTCGAGGAAGCACGAGCTCGACCGCATCGACAACGACCGCGGCTACGAGCCCGGGAACTGCCGCTGGGTGCTGCGCAAGACGAACTGCCGCAACCGGCGCAGCTCCAAGTGGATCGAGTTCCGAGGCGCGCGCCGGCTCTTCGTCGAACTCTGCGACGAGTTCGGGATCAGGGCGGACACTGCGAAGCACCGCATGGAAGAGCTGGGATGGGACGCCGAGCGGACGTTCACGACGCCCGTGCGCCCCAAGTCGCCGAAGGGCCACGCGAAGCCGCCGCCGCCTCGCATCCGCCCGCCGGCACGGAGCGGCATCCGCAACATCCACTGGAACAGCACGAAGCAGCGCTGGCGCGTGCGCGCGTGCGTGAACGGCCAGCGTCTGGAGCTGGGGACCTTCGCGACCATCGAAGAGGCCGTGGAAGCCCAGCGCCGCGCCAACCTCGTCTCAGGTGCGAGCGCGGCGGAGGCTGGGTAGGATCCGGGGCATGGAAGATCGAAGCGACCGAACCCAGTCGATCCACTACGTGAAGGAGACGGCGCCGGGCCTCGCGCCGTCGCAGCCCGTCCTCGCATCGAGCGGCATCGTCACCGTCCCGCTGAAGGTCCCGCCGAACCTGAGCCTCGCGATCACGTTCCCCTCGCAGGAGGAGCACGACCGCTACGCGCGCGCTCTCCAGGCCACGCTCGACCGCCTCGCGTCCCCTCCCCGCTGGTCGACCACGCCGCCCACGGTGACGGGTCACTACTTCTGGCGTCGCGACAGCCTCGCCGAGGCATCGTGCGTCCTCGTGGTGATCGACAGCCACATCGGGGTCCCGGCCGTCTACGAGTACGACACGCACTACCCCGAGGAGCTCAAGGACATGGGCGGCGAGTGGTGGTCCGAACGAGTTCAGGAGCCGCCGCGATGAGCGAGCACAGCCAGATCCACATCGTTCTCCCAGGCCACGACGGCTCAGACGCCAACCGGGATCTCCGCAGGCTCACCGAGAAGATCCACAAGCTCGGACTCGCCGACGCCTCGCACTTCGGGTTTGCCGGCGAGTTCGGCTACGGATGCGACTTCGAGAACGACACGTTCGAGATGCACTGGTATCGATGGATGCCTCGCTGCGACTGCGGCGGCGGACTACCCATCCACGACGCCAACTGTGACACTGTGACCAAGTTCGACGCGTGGAGCAGAGCGTTCCAATGTGTCGGCATGGTGAAGGGCAAGTCGATTCCGAAGCCCGAAGGGCGGGAGGAGACCCCCACGGAGGAGATGATGCGTATCTTCTCCGAGGGCAGTTGGCACAGCACGCCCACCACCAACGCCGAACGCGATGCGTGGTTGAAGGTCAACCCGGCTCCGTCCTGTTCCTGCGGCAAGGAGGCTGAGTGGGTCGCGCGCAACGGGCCCGTCCCCCAGTCCTTCGACGAGGAGGGCGATTCGAAGTACACGCACACCACGGCGTGCGACTGGTACGCGTTCTCGCGGCCGACGTTCTTGCACAAGCCGAGCGGGTCTACGGTTCAGTGGTACAAGAGCATCGGGCGCGACATGGAGTACGACCTGAAAGTCGAATGGTCGACGATCATCCGAGAGTGCATGGCGTCGCTCGACCCTGTGTTCCGCGACCAGATCGCGCGGGGCCTCGTGCCGGGGATGTTCATCGGGCGAGAGCCGCGCGCGTGAAGATCTCCGAACAACCGACCTCGTACCGGCCCACCACGCGAGAGACGATCATGCGCGCGGTCGTGGGCTCCACGCTCTACGGCCTGTCCGTCTCGGACGTCGCGGATCGGGACGAGATGGGCATCTGCATCGAGCCCTGGACCCACTTCTTCGGCCTGCGCGGGCGCTTCGAGCAGCACATCGAGCGCACGAAGCCGGACGGCGAACGTTCCGGCCCCGGCGATCTCGACCGCGTGACGTACAGCCTCGCCAAGTGGGCGCGCCTCGCGCTCGACGGGAACCCGACGATCCTCCAGCTCCTCTTCATCCCGGAGCACGCGATGCTGATCGACACGGACATCGCCAAGGCCCTGCGCGCGCTCGCGCCCTGCTTCATCGGCGAGAACATCTTCGCGCCCCACCTGGGCTACATGCGCCAACAGCGGACTCACATGCACAACCGGAGCGGGCACGGAGCGCCGCGTCCCGAACTCGTCGAGAAGTACGGCTTCGACACGAAGTACGCCGGTCACATGCTGCGCCTCGGGTACCAAGGGATCGAACTCGCGGAGACCGGCCGCTTGACGTTTCCCATGCCTGAACCGCAACGCCAGCACATCCTCGACGTGCGCACGGGCAAGTACTCGATGGAGGAGTGCCTGAAGGATGCGGAGCAACTGGAGACGCGCTTGCTCGCGTTGCGCGACTCGCACGCGCTCGGCAAGCCCGACGTGGCGAGCGTCGAGGCGTTCGTGGTCGGCGCCTACATGGCGATGCATCCGCGAACGTGATTGGAGCAAGGGCCAGGAGTCGAACCTGGATCATCGCACGTCGGCGCGACGCTCTACCGTTGAGCTACCCCAGCGATCGCGGTTGGTGGCGGGGGTCGGACTCGAACCGACGACCTTCAGGTTATGAGCCTGACGAGCTGCCAACTGCTCCACCCCGGCAACCGCTTTGTGTCGGGAGGGTACTTGGCGGCGCAGACCTGGGCAAGGGTTCCCGACTCGACTCGCACGTGAGGGTGTCCGGCCGCGCGCCGGAATCCCCGGATTCGCCGAGGCATTCCCCCGCCCCGCGCGTGTGTCCCGCCACGTGGCCCACGGCCGCGTAGAAGGGCACCCAATGACGAAGTCGACCGAACCCACCAACCGCCAGCTCGCCGCGCAACTGCGGCGCGACGCGCGCGCCTACGCGGCTCCGTTCCGCCGGGACTCCGATCCCGAGTTCCGCGCGCAGATCGCCAAGGACGTGGCGGACCTCATGGCCGTCGCCGAGCTCCTGCAGGCTGGCCAGTTGCGCGCCGCGCAGCGCCGCTACTGGAAGCTGGACACCGCCGTGCGCGACGCCGCGAGCCAGGCCGTGTGGCTCGTGCTGAGCGTGTGAAAGGAGCGGGCCGCCCGCACCACATCGAGTGGCAGGGCGGCCCGCGGAGGGAGAGTGGACCGGTCGAGCTTCCCGGAGACCGCCACCGCTCGCGAAGTGGGGCCTCTCTCGAACGATCCCGCAGGCCCGGATCCTAGCCCGGCTCCGAGGGTCCCGCAACGCCCCGCGCCTCGCGCGTCTGCTCGAAGGTCTCGCCGTCCGGCAGCGTGGCCTTGAGCCCGGTCGCCTTCTCCCACCGCGCGATCGCCGCATCGACGAACGCCGGCGAGATCTCCATCGCGTTGCAGCGCCGCCCCATCCGCTCGGCCGCGATGAGCTGCGATCCGCTGCCCGAGAACGGCTCAAGCACAAGTTCGTGCTGCCGCGTGTGGAACTGCATCGGGCGCTCGAAGATCGCGAGCGGCTTCTGGGTGGGATGGATCCCGTCCTGCTGCCCCACCTGGTCGATCTCCCACACCGTGGTCTCGCTGGGCGGCGGACGCTGATCGGACTCGGGCATGGAGCCCTCCGGCCATCCGTAGAAGCACGGCTCGTGCTTCCACATGAAGTGCGATCGCGTGAGCACCGCGCGCGCCTTGACCCAGATGATGGTCTGGTGCACGAGCAGGCCGTTCGCCTTCCACGCCTCCTCGACTATCACCTGCCGGCGCGTCGCGTGCCACTGATACACGGGGACGCGTTCGATGCAGTGGCGCAGCGCCACCTCGAGGAACTTGCGGAAGAACTCCACGCCGCTCGTCGGGTCCTGGTAGTCGTCCCAGTGCTTGTCGCGCACCTCCGGCTTGTTGGCCCAGCTCTGCGGGTGGTTGCCGCCCTGGTAGTCGACGAGGTAGGGCGGGTCGGTCGCGAGCAGCACTGCGCGCTCCTCTCCCATCAAGCGCTGCATGTCCTCTGCGCTCGTCGAGTCGCCACACAGAAGCCGGTGGCGCCCGAGGATCCACAGGTCGCCGCGACGAGTGACGGCTTGCGCGGGCGGCACTTGCGCGCCCGGGTCGACCAGGTTGCTCGGCCCCGTGTCGATGCTCATCACGAGCTCGTCCAGCTCGGCCGCGGTGAACCCGACGCCGTCGAGGTCGTCCTCAGTGCGCAGCGTCGACAGCAGCTTCGCGAGCGCCTCGTCATCCCACGTGGAGAACTCGTGCGTGCGGTTGTCGGCGATCGAGTACGCGGTGGCGTCCATCTCGCTCCCGTCGAACCACACGACCGGGACCTCCGTCATCCCGAGGGACTGCGCTGCCTTCAGCCTCGTGTTGCCGGCGATCACCTCGCCGCTCGGCTTCGCGACCACGGGCTGCTTCCAGCCGAATCGCCTGAGCGACGCGGCCACGTGCGGGACGCCGGGCTCGTTGTGCCTGGGGTTCGAGGGGCTCGGGAACAGCTTCTGGATCGGGACCATCTCGACTGCGAGTTTCGTCGTCATGCGCTCCTCCTGTTGGATGGGACCGCCACAACCGCTGGGCGGGCCGAAGGTATCGGGACGACGCGAGGCGGTTACTGATTTCAGGAACTCGGAATCGGGTGTGCGGATTCGAACACAGCCGACGTCGGACGGTAGGGACGGTAAGGACGGTTCGAACCGGAACCCGTGTCCTACGGCGTGGCGGCACGCGGGTTCGCGCGTACCCTCGGGGCATGCCCGACAAGTGCCCCCGCTGCCACTTCCCCCTCCCCGCGCCCAGCGCGCGAGACTTCGAGCGCATGCCCACGCGCGACCGCGAGGCGATGCTCGAGCGCGCCATCGTGCGCAAGGCTCCTCCGGCCGCGCGCGCCCCGATCGCGACCGTCGAGCGCACCGAGACCGGGATCCGGTTCACGCCGCGCGCGTGACGCTCAGACCGGGAGCTTCGCCACCAGGGCCGCGTTCAGCCGGTTGAACTCGCTCGTCTGCGAGCCGTAGATGTTCGTGACCTCGAGCGGGTCCGTGGCCGTGTCGTAGAAGCCGATCCCGCCGGCGATGTCGGGCGAGTAGACGATGCGGTACCGACCGTCCGTCACGCTCCGGCCGCGCGTGCTCACCTGGAACGTGGCCGGGTTCGTCGCGCCGAGCGGATAGAACATCTGCTCGATCACGAAGGGCTTGATGGCCTGGACGTGCTCGCGGTCGAGCAGGTCCTGCATCGCGGGCAGTAGCGAGATCGACTCCGGCGCCGTGGTCGTGGTGGTCTTGCACCCCATCAGGTCCACGACGGTGTTGTAGAGGTCGGCGATGTCGGCGATCTGTCGGACCTCGCGGTTCGGCGAGACGATCGCGGGGCCCTTCATGAGGCACGGCACGCGCGTGCCGCCCCAGTACAGGGTGTCCTTCCAGTGCGAGAAGCCCAACGGCACGGCGTCGAGCTGGGTGCCGTTGTCGCTCACCACGATCAGGACCGTCTTGGGCTTCAGCGCGACGGGGACCGAGTCCCACACGCGCTTCACGATCGTGTCGGCGCATTCGACGGCCGTGCGGTAAGCCAGGCGGAAGTTCGGCGCCGAGGCCGAGAACGTGACGGCGTCGCCCGCAGCCAGGCCCGCGGTCGTCAGCGCCGTCTGCGTGGCGCTCGACAGCATCGTGAAGGGCGGGATGGTCACGGGGCTGTGCGGCGGGTCGATCGAGACGACGCAGAAGAACTGCGACGTGCGCGCCGACAGCCAGGACGTCGCGGCCGCGCACTCGACGGCGCCGACGAAGTTGGTCTCGTCGTAGACCGCGGGCGTGCCAGGCTTCACGTACTCCGGTGCGTTCGCGGTGCCGCCCGAGCCCGAGACCTTCCACCACTCGTAGGAGCCGCCGTACGGCAGCGGGCCGCCGAGGAACTCCTGGAAGCCGAACTTCCAGTAGTCGGTGAGGTTGACGTTCGGAGGGTAGTCCTCGCGCGCGTTGGCGGCGTCGTAGCCCCACATGTCGTTGATGTGCCACTTGCCGAAGTACGCGGTCGAGACCGCGGGGCGCACGGTGCGCACCTTCTTGGCGAGGTAGGTGATCGACGACGAGGGCGTGAAGCCGTAGGCCGGATACTGAACGTCGAGGTTGCGCGACGGCTGGCGGCAGTTCTGACCGATGCCGGTCTGGTCGCTTCGCAGCCCCGTGTGCAAGCGGCCGCGCGACGGGCTGCACAGCGGCGTGGCGTAGAACTGCGACCACCAGATCCCGTCGACGGCCATCTGCGACAGGAACGGCGTGGGCGCGTACTCGAAGGCGGGGTCGGTCGTGTAGATCTCGCCGACGCCCATCCAGTCGAGCAGTTCGGTGCCGAGGTCGTCGAGCATCACGACGATCACGGAAAGGTCCGTGGGATCGGGCGTCGCGGAGATCGATCCGCCGAGCTGCGAGCCCAGCGTGACCGATCCGCCCAGCGTTGCGCCGAGCGTGACGCTTCCACCAAGGACGCGCGCGCCGGTGATCGATCCCTCGAGCTTCGTCATGAGGTGGACTTCGTAACCTCGAGGCTCAGCTTCCAGGATCCCTGGATCAGGCGGTCGACGCCCTCGGGGGACATCGTCTTGTCGTAGCCCTCGACGTCGTAGACCCCCTCCGCCTCCGTCATCTGCGCGGTGTCGACCGCTTCCATGACGAGCACGACGATGCCCGCGGTCGCCGGGCTCTTGATCGTCGCCGTCGCGACGCCAGCCGTTCCTGGATCGCCCGCCGTCTTGCGGAGCTGCACGCGAAGCCCCTTCTGGCCCGGCGATCCACCGGTCAACTGCGTCAGATCCAGCGGGGAGCCGTTCTTCGTGAGCGGGATCTCACGGTAGTACGTCGCTCCCTGCAGGATCGTATCCACGCCGGTGAGGTTGACCTCGAGCGGCTGCAGCGTTCCGGTGGTCCAAGTCACGGGCGTCGGCTCCGATCAGGGCGCGGCGGGCGCGCGCACGAAGGTGAACTGGAGGGAGCCGCCGACGACGGTGCGCGCGGTGGTGTTGACCACGCCCGAGTACGTCCGCTGCGAGAAGAGCCCGTGGAACGTCGCGCGCCACGGCACGGACGGATCGAGCAGGCCCGGCGTCGGGCCCTCGAGGAAGCCCGGCGTGGTGACCGGGAACACGAAGTCCTGGATCATCTCGTACGGCGTGCCCGTGAGCCCGCCGCCGAGCTGTTGCTCGAAGCCGTTGTTGCCTCCGAACGACCCGCCAGGAGGCACGAAGATCGTGAAGGGCGGCACGGCCGCGCGCACGCACGCGAAGTCGACGCCGTCGTTCGTGCGGAAGGTCACGCCCTGCCAGCTCGAGCGGCCGTTCACGTCGGTCGAGCTGAACTCGACGACGCCGGGCGCGTCGCCCGAGACCTCGTCCAGCGTCACGTCACGCTGCACGGTCCAGTACACCCGCACCTGGATCTCGGTGCAGTTGTAGCCGATCGGCAAGCGCGGCATGACGAACTGCGGGCCGGTGTTGAACACCGTGGCCTGCCGCTGGTTCGAGAAGAACGCCGTGTACTGCGCGTTGCCGGGACCGGTGCCCCACGGAGGGGCCGTGCCGGCGGGAGCCGTCGCCGCGAGCGCGGCCACGAGCAGGAACATCGCGATGAAGGGTCGAAGCAGGTTCATGTCAGGTCTCCTCGATCAGGTCGTTGGAGCGGGCGCTGGCGCGTTGGGCACGAGCGGCTGGTCGTCTTGCGCGTCGGGGATGCCGTCGCCGTCGGTGTCCACGGGCTCGCCACGCTTGCGGCGGCGGTTGTTCCGGATGCGGTCGAGGGCAAGCATCCCGGCACCCGTGACGATGCCCGGCACGCCGAGCGTCTTGCCGATCGCGAGCGCGAAGTCGCCCCACTCGGTGAGCGCACCGAGGTCGTTCTTCGCGGCCGTGACGATGGCTTCCGGTTCCTTCTGCGCCTTGTCGACGTTGTCGAGGTGCTGCTTCTCGTCGATCCGCTCCTCGACGAACGCGACCGTCGAGTTCGCGATGGCCTTGTCCTTGCGCTCGACGGCGCGCTGGTAGTCGTCGAATCGTGCCGGCGTCACGCCGCACGAGGAGAACGACAGCGCGAGAGCGGCGGCGAAGAGGCAGACCAGCAAGAAGGCGATGGTGGCGCGGGGGCGATTGCAGGTGATCGGGTTCAGCATGGGGTTCCTCACGGGGTGCTGTCGGGCAGGGCCTGGACGATCTTCCAGAGCAGGACGACGGTGGAGACGGCCGCGATCAGGCCACCGCCGAAGATCCAGTTGGCGATCCGTTGGTTGCGGAGGGACGACTGCTCGATGCGGTCGATCCGTTTGTCGTGGTCGGCGAGGTCGGTGCGCGCCTTCTCGACGTGCTCCTTGATCTCGTCCATGGATGTGGCCTTGTCGGAGACGCGCGTCTCGAGGCCTTCGAGGCGTTCGGTCACTCCCTCGAGCGTGCGCGCGGTCTCCTGGAGAGCCTTCGTGATCTCGCGCTGGTTCTCCGCCATCTCGCGCTGCCGTTCGGTGACGTTGTTGATCACGAGCGACAGCTCGCGAACGGTCGGGTCGTTCGGCACGCTCACGGTCGACCTCCCGCGCGCGATTCACCGCGCATGCAACACGCCGCGTGGCGGCTTGCCTCCGAGTGCTGCTGGCGTGTTCGGTTCATCTTTCTCCGTTCAGATGAGGAGCCACGAAGACCCGTTGCAGTGCATGGCGGCGCTCGCCCACTGCGCGGAGAGGACCTTGGTCGTCGCGCCGTCGATCGTCTCGGACGCGTTGCCGTCGATGGTCACGTTGCCGCCGGCGACGGAGATCGCCTTGACGCGCACGACGCGCCCCGACGAAGAGGCCACGGGGCGCAGGTTGATCGTGATCGCTCCACCGGACGCGTCGGCGATCAGGAGCTGGTCCTCCTCCGCGACGCTGTAGGGCGAGTCCGCATGCGTGATCGTGCGGTAGTCGAGCGACGCGCGCTTCTCCATCGCGTCGTTGAACGCGTCGGGGAATTCGCTCGGCCGATCGGCGACGGGATCGACGGCGGGGATGACCTGGGTCAGCGGCACGACGCTGTTGATACAGGCGCGCGGCGGTCAGGTGGCCGTTGTAGGACAGACCCGGGTCAGGCGCTGAACTTCAGGAAGAACGCCGGGAACGTGCCCGTGGCCACGGTGCAACTCGCGGGGAACGTGCTCGGGAGGGCGCCGTAGGTGTGCGCCCCCCACAGGTTGGTGTTGGGAGCCGTGGCCGTTTCGTTTGTGAAGCCGAGCGTGATGCCGGCCGCGTTCGTCGAGCCAGCCCGGATCGTGGGGGCGCCGTCCGACACGCACACGAGCCAGTAGAGCGCACCCGGCGTGAGCGCTTGGTTCGGCGAGGTCGAGATCGACGTCGAGCTCGTGGCCGAGGATCCCGCACCGATGTCCTGGACCTTGGCGTCGGGGTAGGGGTTCGTCTCGCTCTTGTTCGTGTAGATCCCCACGCGGATGTTCGTGGCCGCGACGCCAGTCGTCACACGCAGGCGCAGGTCCGAGATCGTGCCGCCGCGCCGAGGTGCCCGGAACGGAACCGCGTACAGACTGTTGGCCGTCATCGGGAAGGTGCCCAAGGCGACGCCTGTGCGCGCGTTGGCCACGTACCATGACGTGTACTGCGTCGTGACCGCCGAATAGAAGTCGTCGTCGGCCGAGCCGATCAGCAGCGTTTGCTTCGCCGTGGCCGCGTCCGCGTCGTCGAGGATTGAGCGCGCGAACGAGGTCACCGTCATCGTCGCGGCCGTGCCCGAGCCGGTGAAGTACGGCGCCTTGTCGGCGGCAGAGGTGAGTCCCGCGATAGCGGCCAGCTCGGCGTCGTAGGCTTGGACGTTCGTCCCGATGACGAGTCCGAGCGTCGTGCGCACGTCAGAGGCCGTCGCGTCGTCGAGGAATGTCAGGGCGAACGCCGTGAGGTCGAAGGTTGCGGCGGTGCCGCTGCCCGTGAACTGCAGCCCCTTGTTCGCCGCACTGGTCAATCCGCCGATGGCGTTGAGGTTGGCGTTCGAGAGCGTGGGGTTGGGGTACGTGCCGGCCAGTGCGCCACCAGCGCTGCCCGACGGCGCGCGCGAGTCCGAGAGGCGCGAGTCGTTGCCCACGCAGACGGTCGATCCCGAGCTCCCGGTCGGAATCCAGCCGATGTGCAGTGCTCCCGACGATCCCGCCCGAGGAACACGGTAGGCCGTCGCGGCTTGCAGAGCGTCCTCGGTGAGCTCGTACCAGGTGGACCCGTCAGAGGTGAACGAGCGCACCTGGCCCAGGTACGTCAGCGGAACACTCGGTGCGCCGTTGATGTTCTCAGGCGACCCGATCGTCGCGACGTACGCCGGGTCGTCGAGATAGTAGACGACGTGCACGATGCGGCCGGTGTTCGCGCCCGTGTCGGGCAGCACGAAGGCAACGTCGTTCCGCGACGCATCGATGAGCACGATGATGTGCGTCAAGGCCACGTCGCTGCACGTGCCGTCGCTGGACACGATCTCGACTTGCGGGTCCGCCGTGTTGGTCACGTCGTAGGCCGGGAGCCAGCCGGCGGCGAGCGTGCCCGCGCTGCCCGCCTTGGGAATCGCGTACGCGGCCGGCGTTTCGGTCGCGACCTCGTCCGAGCCGCCGTGCTTGTGGCGCGTGGCGTGCGCGGGGAATGTCGCGTTCGTGACGACGGCCGAGCCGTTCGCGCGCACGATGCCCGTGCCCAAGCCGGACAGTTCGAGGTTCAGGTTCGCGACGGACGAGTCCGAGCAGAACGGCGCGATGGACGGACCGTTCGGAGCCGCGGTCTCCGTGACCACGACCCCGGTGTTCGCGCCGGAGGCCTTGGGTACGAGCCGAAGCACGCGCCCAAGATCGGCCAGTGTCCGCCATGCGCGCATCCGCGATCAGGCCGCGACCTGCGACCGCTCGAGGCGAAGCCCGCACGACACGACGTCGATCACGCTCGCGATGATGCGCAGGTCGGCCCCTCCGCCCAGCGGCATCGCGTTCACGATCGTGATCGGCGGCTGGTTGGGCGCGATCTCCACGACGATGTTCGCCGCGCTCGCGCCGGCCTCCCCCATCGAGATGGTCAACGTGACCGGCGCCGTGTGGCGGCAGTGCGCGTCGATCGTGATGTAGTCGACGAACCGCCAGGGCATCTCCGCGAACGCCGGATCCGTCGACGTCTCGTCGCTGGACTCGTGCAGCACCGGCGCGTCGTCGAAGTCGTCCCAGCCGATCAGAACGCGGCGGCCGTCCTCTCCGAGGGAGCCGTTGCTGGGGAAGATGGGTGTGATTCTACCGGCTGCCATGGATCATCCTCTCGAGGTACACGGTGGTCTCGTCCCGATCGAACTTCGTCGTGGGCTCGCGCACCAATACCGTCGCGAAGCGGGTCACCCGGATTTGGTAGGACGCGGAAGGTCGCGTCGCGACGAGGCGGAACTGCACCCCCAGCGCGACCGTGCGCCCCGGCTTGAATGGCGTCCACGCCGACCAGTCGCGCGCGCGGTTGCGGAAGCGGACCTCGATCGCCAGCGTGCAGCGCTCGTCGGCGCCGTCTCCGATCTCGTTGACCGGGCCCTCCCACGACAACTGCTGCGCGGCGGGATCCGCCCAGGTCCACGTAGCCTGGTCCCAGGTCATGGGGTGCACCTGGTACGCCTCGACCGTCGCCGACAGGTACAGGGCCTCGGCCTGCCCACCCACCTCGAGGTCCGGCGCCGCGGCCGTGTACGAACCGGTCAGCGAGGACCCGTCGAACTCGATCGCGCCGTCGTCGCGCCGGATCATGTCGAGAAGGGTTCCGTTCTGCGTGGGGAACGAGTCGTCGACCCAGCCGTCGCCGAACTCGGACCACTCCTGGCTCGCGAGCACGCTCGCGTCCAGGTCTTCGAGCGTCGTCGAGTCGAGGATCGAGGGGGCGAATCGGATCGCAACGGGAGGAGAGAGCGCGCCGGCGCCGTTGCGCGTGCGCATGACCACGAGGGCGCCCGGTTCGCCGGCGGGGACGGAGACGAAGTCGGAGGTCGGGCCGAAGCTGTTGGAGCCGCGCGGCACCGTGGCGATGGGCTGGCCCAGGATCCAGCCACCTCGGCGCAGCTCGATCGCGGTGATGTCGTCGGAGACCGCGTCCCACGAGTACACGACCCGCTCGCTGACGATCGACGCGGCCAAGCCCGTCGGCGCGGAGGGGGCGGGCCCCACGCCCACGAGGCGCAGGCTGCGCGGGCCGCAGTCGGCCGGTTCGCGGCGCGCGCCGCTGCGCGTCACAGGCTGGATCGCGAACGACAGCGACGCGCCAGGCTCCACACGCGGAACCGGAACGAACGTGGTCGCGACCGACGGCCCCACGCGCGCAACCTCGCGCCACGGTCCACGCTCGCGCGACGCCCACACGATCTGCTCGCTGATGGCGCGCGAGGTCGGGGCGACCCACGAGAGCTGCACGCCGGTCGTGAACGAGCCCGCGTTGTCCCGCAGCACGCGCTCAGCGGGCGGCAGCATGTCGACGTTGTCGGGGAGCTGGCCCGTGTCCGAGGAAGCGCCGAACGTGATCGCGCTCGAGGAACTCGACAGCGTCGACGCGGGCAGGTCGTCGATCTCCGAGCCGTCCTCGATGTGGATCCCCTCGGGCGCTTCGACCCAGGTCTCCTCCCGCCGCAGGTCGCGCGTCAGACCGATCGAGCGCAGGGTGACGCGCAGCTCCTTGCCCACTTGGCAGAGGATGAACACGTCCTCGGCGGCGGGCGTGAAGGAGAACGCCGAGGAGACCGTGATCGCCTCGCCCTCGAGGCCTTCGTACGTCCCCGCGCTGTTCGTCACCGTTCGCGTCTCGAACGCGGCAGCGACGCCCGCGGTCGCGCTGCGCACGGCGAGCTTGTAGGTCGTCGCGGCCGCGAGCGTGATCGGGCGATCGAGCAGGATCGAGGATGACGTCGAGCCGTCGAGGACGCGCCCGCCATTGCCGCGCGGGATGATGTCGTGCGCGATCTGCAACACGTCGCCGGGACGGTGCGGCAACGCGTCCGCGCTCGCGACGTGCTTGCCCGCTCGCCGGATGAGGTAGTTCTGGTTCAGCGCCTCGCGCGCCCAGCGCTTCGCCTGGCTGCGCCGCGTGACGCCCTTGAGGCGGACGCTGCTGCGCCGGATCTCCGAGAGTGACACGCTGCCCGTGATGCTCGGGTGCTCGTCGGAGACCGTCGCGCGCTCGAAGTTGGCCTCCTCGTCGAGGATCTCGATGTCCAACGCGTTCGGCTTGTCGTCCGGGCCCGTGAACTCGTACTCGAACGAGTCGCGCAGGATGTTCGCGGGCGTGATCATGTCCGTGGGGAGCCGCGGCGCGTCGACGCGAAAGAAGATCTTCCGGCCGCTCCGCAGCGGCACCGCCCCGGCCGTGTCGCACAACGAGATGAGCGCATCCCACCCACCCTCGGCCTCGTCGAAGGCTCCGTCGTAGCGGTGGCGGCGCTCGACCCCGCGCATCGTGCCGGTGATCGCAAGCGGCGATGCCGAGGACACGAGCGAGCCGGAGGGCGTCCACGGCAGCGCCGGCAAGGTCAACGTGTCGTAGCGCAGATAGATGCGTGGCGTGCCGCTCACCAAGCCGTTGTCGACGGACACGATCTCCCACCCACCGACGCTGTCCTCGTTGATGTCCAGCAGGATCTGCGCCGAGTCGTCGGGCGTGGGGATGCCGGAGAAGCCAACGAACGCGCCGACCTTGTAGTTGTCGGGGATGTTCCCGATGTAGGCCGAGCGCAGGATCACGAAGAACGAGCTGACCAGGCCGCCGAGGCTCGTGTAGCCGATGTCGCTGATCGCCTTGGCCGTGTCCGAGTCGTCCACCTCGAGGAGGTTCCCCCGCAGGTCGTAGACCCACTCGTCGTTCCGGTCCGCCCACTCCTTCAGCGACACCAGGTCGGGGTCCTTCGGACTCACGTGCGCGCCCATCCCGCCGCGCGGGTGCGTGCACACGTCGTAGGCCACCCACGCCGGGTTGCGCGAGAAGACCAGCGGCATGTACGGCTCGTTCGCGTCGACGCCGTCCCAGACGCGCACGAGTGCCCCCTCGATGACAGCCGAGATCTTCGGCGGCGAGCCCGCGAGCTGCTCCTGGGCCTTCACGCGCAGGCCCATGCGCACGCGGCCGGGCGCGCGGTACTTCTGCTCCACGTGCGTGAGGAGCGCTTCCCACTGGCAGTCGTCCGAGCCGTTGGAGCCGGTGTAGTTGCGCGTCGCGCGCATGACCTGGATCCGGTACTTCGCGCGCTTGGGCGTGTTGGTCGCGACCTCGCGGTCGATGAAGCCCTTCTGGACGCCGCTGGAGAAGTGCGAGGCGGTGCCGCCGTTGAAGATGCTCGTGAGGCTGCCCAGCACGGCGCCGCTGTTCAGGATCGTCTGGCCGTTGCCCTGCACGCCCGAGGGGTAGTTCTCCTCGAAGTGGAACGTCGCGAAGGAGGACGCGTCGTTCGGCTCGTACAGGCCCGCGCCGTTGTTGTAGCGCCGCGCCATCTCGGCCTGGCTCAGCTCGGTCGGCTGCACCGACACCTCGGCCAGCCAGCCTCGCAGCGTGAACGCCTCGCCACCCGTGTTGCGGCCGTCGGTCGCGACGAAGACCGCCGCGGGCGACGCGACTTGCGGCGGGCGGATCGTCAGCGGGCCCACGAGCTCGAACACGACCTCACCGTTGATGAAGATGCGCAGGCGATCGTTCGTGCCGTCGACATCCTGCTTGTAGGTGAAGCCGACGTGGTAGAAGCCCGCGGTCGAGAGGTTGTCGAACTGCGACAGGCCGATGAGGATCGGGACGTCCCCGATCTCTTGCGCTGTCGAGCCGGCGCCGCCGCCGGGGTTGCGCGGATAGAACTCCCGCACCGTTCCACCGTCCCCGACGCGCGCGATCGGCGTGATGCGCGTGCGCGTCTGGCCGGGCGAAAGGGTGAAGGTCTTCGTCTGGAACAGCAGCTCGAAGCCGCGCAGGGTCGACTCGTTGAGCCACGCGAACACCGGCGCCGCCGTCTGCAGTCGGTCCTGGTTCGCGTCCGCGCTGTAGCCGTGGAACGTGCCGTTCGCACGCAACGCGACCCAGCCCATGACGGTCAGCTCGCGGATGCCGTTGGCCTCGCTCCATCCCGAGGGCACGCCATCGGATGCGACGTTGGCGGCCGAGCGGGTCAGGTAGCCGGTGACAGCGGAGACAATGCCCCCATCGACCGGCGAGCAGCGCAGGAGTCCGTTCAGCGTCGGCCGCGTCCACGTCTGCGGGTCGTAGGTCGGGAACGTGTAGTCGACCCGCATGTCGCTCTGCTCGGCCGCGTACAGCACGCGCGTCGGCAGCGGGCGCACCCATCCGTCCCCGTCGAGGCCCCCCGTCGTGATCGGCAGGTTGGACCCGTCGAGCTCGCGGTAACGCACCGCCAGCGCGAAGGGCATGGTGTTGATCGAGTTCGAGGACGTGTTGATCGAGTACAGGCCGGCGGGGAACCGCGTCTTGATCGTGAACGCGTCGATCTCCCGATCGGTGACGTCGTACTCCTCGGCGTACGTGGTCCACAGCGAGTCCTCGCCCGTGCTCGGCGCGGTCGTCGAGATGAACGGATCGAAGCTGGTCGTCGTCCCCTCGGGCGCCGACAGGTCCCGCTGGATCGGGATGGTGAACGTGTCGCGATCGAAGCCGGGGATCCAGTCCTGCTCGTTGGTGCCCAGGCGCGTGTGCAGCTCGACGTCGTCGAACTGGGACGCGGGCGTGTCGTTGATGAACAGCCCGGCCGGGATGCCGTTGGCGCTGGATGCACGCGTGCGACGGGGGCTCGACGGGTGCGTGTTCGTCGTGATGCCCGCGATCGACTGATACGGCCCCCACCCGAAGTCGATGATGACGTTGTACCAGCTCCCGAGAGAGCCCTTGCTCTCGACGAACTCGTTGACGATCTGGCCGCCTGATCGGAAGCGGCCGTAGATCCGAGGAACGGGCAGCCCCTCGGTGCGCGTCGACTGGATGCCGTCGAAGCCGTAGTGCTGCGATCGATCCTCGTTGCGGTCGGACGCCGCGCGCAGCTTGGGCCGGAACGAGTTCAGCGCCACGGCGAGGAACAGGTAGACGAAGGCCTTCGAGAACAGCAACACGGCCTCGGCTCCGTGCGGCTGCAGCGTGAACGTCACGTGATCCCCATCGCCGACCGCCGTGTCCATCCTCGCGGCCCGCCCGTTCACGTACGGCGCGACGCTGCGGGTCTGGCGCCACTTCGCCGGCACGAGGTCGGCGACGGACGCTGCCGTTCGATCGACCACGGTGGTGCGACAGGTCGGTTCGAACGGGTTCGGAACTTCGTGGACGAAGATCATCAGGGGACCAGCGCGTAGAACCCGATCAGGTTCTTGAGCTTCGCGGTGGGCACCACCACTACGCCATGTTCCCGGGTCGCGCTGAGAACGTAGGACGGCCGCCCGTGCTTGGGCTTGGACAGCAGCGGCGCGACGTGCGCCTCCTCGCCGTCGTAGCAGAAGGCCACGTCACCCACGTTGGCCGACGCCAGGCGCACGCGCTTCCAGTGCTTGGCCCAGGGCGCGCGCGGGTCGACGACCTCCTCGACGTCGGCGCGTGCGGCGATCGACCCGCAGTCGGACAGCATCTGGTCGAGCGTCGCGGGGAACGCCCCGGGCGGCACCGTGCGACCCATGCGCTGCAGCACGATCAGCGTGACGCCGCGGCAGTCCAGGCCCTCCATGGTCGTGCCGCCACGCTTGTACGGCAGGTGCACGAGGTCCAGGTAGGGCACCTCGATCACGTCCTTGCGCGGCATGTCAGGCGCGCGGGATCGAGGGATCCGCGCCGAAGTTTCCCGGGTGGAGGCGCGGCAGGCCGGCGTCTACCTCGGCGTCCCCGTGCGCCACGCACCCATTCGCGTCGTCGCGCTGGTGAGAGCACGAGGTGAAGGCCGAGAGCAGCGTCGGGTTCGTGAGGTCGTAGCCGCAGCCCGCGTCGCCGTAGGCGTGTCCGCAGTGCGTGCGCGAGTAGCGCGTCGGCGGGATGATCGCGTCGACGAGGTTCTTGGAGCCGATCGACATGGCCACGCGCTCGTGCGTCACCTTGCAGCCGGTCACCTGGGCCACCACCTCCAACGCGGGCACGCCGGCGGCGAGTTCCTCGCTGTTCACGAGCATGACGCGCACGTCGCGGCCGCGCAGGCCGTCGTGGTCCTCAAGGACCTGCGCCAGCTCGAGCGAGGCGTGGCCGCACTGGATCTGGAACGTGGGCAGGTCGCCGTCGAGGGTCTCGCGCAGCTCGGAGTGCACCACGGGGAACGGGTAGTACACGAGCGGCTCGCCGCGGCTCGACGTGCCGAACGTCACGCGCGAGGTGTAGTTCGTGATGCGGTACCGCGTCGGCGGGTCGGTATCGACCTCGAACTCGTATAGCCAGATCCACGGCTGCTCGTCGCGGAGCTGGCGCGCGTGCGCGGTCGAGAGGTCGGACAGATCAATGGGCATTGATGATCAGCTCCCGCAGGGTGAAGCGCATGGACCACAGGTCAGGCGACCCGGCCTGCTCGATCTCGATCGAGTCCTCGACGAAGTGCACGACGACGGCGCGCGGCGTGGCGCCAGGTGCCGTCCAGTTCACAGCGCCCTGCACCCCGCGCGCGTCCTCGATCAGATCCAGCATCGTCGCCTTCTGCGCGTCGGTCATGCCCACGATCGCGACCTCCCAGGCCGGCCGCTCGGCGTGCATCTCCGACATGTAGACGTGGTCGGAGTCGAGGTCGTGGCGGATCGTGGACGCCGCGGGCACGACGCGGATGTCCGTCTCCGTCGGCAGCGTGAGCGTGCCCACGGTCGTGGAGTACTCGGGCAGGACGTTGATGGTCTCCTGGTCGCGCGGGAGGACCTCGTCAGGCCCTGCGTCGACGCCCTGAGACCACGTGTCGAGGATCATCGAACGCGGGTTCGCGGAGGCGGCGAAGACGCGGAAGCCCTCCCCCCACCCCGACAGCACGCGGTTGCTGGAAGCGTCGGTCACGACACCGGTCGCCGACACGCTGACTCCGGACACCGGCACAGCCGCGGGCACCAGGGCCACGGCCACGCCGCCCAGCTCCACCACGATCACGGCCGGGCCGTTCGTGGTGTCGGGCGCGCGCGTGTAGATCACCACGCGGTGCAGGATGTCCGCGTCCAGGCCGAGGGACAGGCCGGTCTTGCGCGCGATCACCTTGTCACCATCGACGCTCACCCGGCGGAGCTCGACCTGGCTCGCCGTCGTGACGTCGTCGTAGGTGACGCGTGTGTAGTAGCACGACGTCGGCGAGGTGCCGGTCTGCGTCGCGCGCACGATGATCCCGAACCCGCGCACGGCCGCGTTCGCCAGGCCGGTGGAGTCGAAGCGCCCGACGATCGATCGATCCTGCCGCCGCGCGTCCTCGGCACGCCGCTGGGAGAACGACCATAGGTCCGTGTTCGGCAGGAAGGTGAGGTTGTCGGACGAGGGCGATGGGATCACCGCCGTCCCGAAGGTCTGCGCGTCGCCGTACCAGGCCGACATGAGCGACCGCCCCACGCGCTCGGACTGGTTGCCCGAGCTGAAGGACGGGTCGCGCTGGTGGCACAGCGTCGGGACGAGCCGCTGCCACTCCTCGCGGAACAGCACGTCGGTCCCATCGTCGATCGTCCACCAGTTCATGCACGGCGCGACGGTGCGCACGGGCGAAGTCGTGCGCTGGTACTCGCTGCCCAGCATCACCCCCACGCGTCCGGTCGAGGTCAGCTTGGATCCGGAGGAGTCCAGGACGTTCAGCACGACCTCGTCCGCGCTCGAGGTGTGGCGGCGCCAGCGACCGATCACGCGCACGTCCCCGCTCTCGTCCTCGACCTGGATCGAGATCTGGCGCGGCGTCGAGGCGGCGATCGTCGTGACCGCGTCGAACGTCGACGCGCCGACAGGCGACTCCGCCAGCCGGGTCACCGTGCCGCTGTTCACGCGCACGAGCACGAACTTGCGACCCAAGCCGCCGCCCGTGTCGCAGATCTCCAGCATCCAGTAGCCGTCGCCGCCAAGGAGACGCCAGTCGTCGATCGTGGAGCCCTGCGTCGATCCGCCTCGCACGCGCGCGCCCACGCCCGCCATGAAGGTCGCGCCGTTCGCCACGATGTACGCGGGGTCGCTGGACTGCACCTGGTAGGAAGCGGTGACGGTGACGTCCACGAAGCTCTGCGATCGCAGCAGGAAGCCGCTCGGGCGCGGCGTCGTGAGCGCGCTGAACCCCGTGTTGCACGCTGCCGGCGCGACCGAGGCACCGGGCGTGGGGCCCTGCTGCGCGAACCACCCGTTGTAGAGCTGGCCCCGCGTGGCGAACACCGTGCTCGAGTAGCCGAAGCCCGTGCCCCCACTCGCGTGCACCGGGTCGGTGGACCAGGGCACGAGGCGCACGTAGTACGCGAGCGGCGAGGGCGGCGCCGACGTCGGGCCGCTCCCGAAGGAGTCCGTGGCGGGCCAGAGCTGGGTCATCCCACGTAGGCCCCCACCTCGATCGGGCCGTGGTACGCGAGCACCGCGACGCGCGTGCGCCCCTGTCCCTCGACGTCGCGCTCCGTCTCGCCCTGCGTCGGCACGTAGAGCCACCACAGCGGCTCGCCGCCGCCGAATGCGCCCTGCCGGACCACCGCCATCGGGCGCCCGCGGTTCGCCACGAGCAGTCCGTCCATCGGCCCGCCGTTCAGGACGGCCGCTTGGTCACGCATGTCGGTCGTGTCGCTCATCGCTGCCCCCCAACGCTCCGGCGCAGGCGGTTGTTCGATCCGCTGGAGATCTGGCCCTGCACGAGGTCACCGATCTCGCGCGCGTGCTGTTGGAGGAACTCGGCACCGGAGCGCGAGTCGATCGCGCTCATGTGGATGGACACGTGCACGGTGTTCCCGCCGCCGCCAGGTGCGCCGCGGGGGAACTCCACCGGGATGCCGCGCCCCACGCCGGGCAACGGGACGAACGCCTCGGCCATGCCCGGGCGCTCGGCGAAGATCGCCATCTGCGGAGACGTCGCGACGCCGCCGGATGCGTACGCGCGAACGGGCATCATCCCGCCCGGCATGATCCCGCCCTTCTCGAACGAGCGGGTGAAGGCGCCGTAGGCCTCGATGCCGCGCGGCGAGAGCATCTGGCCAGCCATCACCCCGCCGCGCTCGAATCCGGTTCCGTAGAACGTGGATCCGAGACCGGGCACCACCGCCGCGGACGCAGATGCCGGGGCCAGTCCACCGAGGACGTTGGCGCCGCCCGTGAAGAAGCCGAGGAGGTTCCCCAGCAGGTTCTCCGCGAGGTTGCGCGAGAGGATGCGCTGGATGTCCTGGAGCACGCTGTTGGCGAAGTCCTTGAACGAGGCCTTCCCCTGCCCGAGCTTGTAGATGAAGTCCGCGAAGTTGTCGGTGAGCGCGCTGACCGCGTCCTGCGCGAGCGTGAAGCCCTGGCGGTACTTGTTGTTGAGGTCGTCGATGGCCTGTTGGAGGCCTTCGCCGAACCCCAAGCGGAAGCGCTCAGCCGTCTCGTCCGCCTGACGTTGGAGCGCGCGCACCTTCTCGCGCAGCTCGTCGATGCGCTTGGCGAGGCCGTCAGGCAACGGATCACCGGACAGGAGAATGCGCACACCCTCGGCGAGTTCGTCGATGTCCGGCTTCAGCTTGCGCGCGATCTCCGCCTGCACGAGCAGTTGGTCGAACTCGATCTTGGGTCGCAGCGCGAACTCGACCGCGATACGGCCACGCTCGGCGTCCGCTCGCTTCTCCGCGGCCTCCTTGAGTTGCTGCGCGAGGTCGGTCTTCTCCGGGCTCGCCTCCAGCATCCGCTCGATGCCGACCCGCGTGCGGTCCAGCTCGAGTTGCACCTGTGCGAGCGAGTTGCTGAACGGATCGAAGAGGCCGATCTGAGCCGAGCGCAGTTCGATGAGGTCGTCCTGGAACGACTGGAGCCCGGCGCGCGCGATGGCCTGGCGACCCGCCTCCTGCACTTCGGCGAGCGCGCGGAGAACCGGACCCGGGTTGAAGCTCGGCGCGCGCAGGAACGACGCGACGAGGTCGTCGGACGCCTTCGCCACGGCCTGCCGGATCGAGTCCTGCGCCGACACGGCTTGCCGGCTGATGTCCGCGCCGAACCCCGAGAGGATCTCGCGCACCTCGCGCGCGGCCTGGATCGATGCCTGCGTGACGCGCACGCGTTGCTGGGCGATCTCGCGCGTGACGTTGCGCCACTTCTCGACCTCGGCTTGCACGCGCGCGAGGCCCGCGGCCTTGAGCGCGTCGGCTTCAGCCTGGTTCGCCTCGAGCGTGAGACGCGCCTTGACCTCGACGGGTACCACGGACGCCTCGATGCGCGTGCGCAACGCGTCGAACGTGCGGCGGATGTCCGCGTCGTCGAGCTTCACGTTCTTGAGCGACAGGGAGACGTCGCCCTTGATCGCGGACACCTCCTTCAACGAGGCGGCGAAGCGGCGCACGACCTCGAGCGCGCGGTCGAACTCGGCCTTCTTGTTCGGCTCGAGCAGCTCGATCTTGACGATGCCGTCCTGCGTGGCCTCTTGGGACAGGCGTCGCACGGTCGCGAGCGCGTCGTTCACAGCCTGGTCCGGCTCGATCTCCAGCGGGATCTTGAGCGGTGGCGGGACCTCCTTGGTCAGCGTCGCGAAGACGCGGTCCAGCTCTCGCTGGATGTCGGTCTGCGCGAAGATGCTCGCGGGCGTCTGGCCGAGCACGCCCTGAAGGCGCGTCACGTTGATGGACAAGGAGTTGACGTCCTTGCCGGCAGCCGCCATCACTTGGCTGATGTCGGTTCCAATCTGGACGATCGGATTGCCGGCAGCGAGGATCGCCTCGTTTAGGAGCTCGGTGGCTTCGACGAACGCACGATTGGCCTCGGGGTCGACGGTGACGCGGCCGATCAGGCCCTCAAGGGTCTTCCCGAACCGGGCAGCCGCCGCCGTCGCCTTTTCGAAGTCCCCGTCCGTGATGAGCTGCTTGATCTCTCCGGACAGGTAGCTGCGGGCGTTCGCGACGGAGCGCTTGACCGCTGAGACCAGCACGTCGGCCTGCGTCTGCTCAATGTCGGACGGCAGGATGGACGTCTTTCGCAGTTCGTTGAACGTCGCGAGAAGCTCGTCAGCGCGCTTCTGCGCTTGGTCGAGATCGCCAACACGCAGCAGGCCGTTGATGTCGATCGCGGCGATTTCGCGCAGCTCCCTGACCTTCTCGACCGTCTCCTTCAGCGCAGGCGAAGTCTTGGGCTGTGACAGCGCGCGTTGGGCGGTGTTGAAGGCCTCGGTGAACTGATCGAAGATCGTCTTCGCCTCGCCCGCTGCGCCGGCAACCCCCTTGATGGTCTCCTTCGAACCGTCCGGGAGCAGCTTCTGGATCAGCGACCCGGCGTAGTACGCGGGGTTGAGGAACTTGAGCTTCTCGACCACGAGTTCGAGGTAGTCGAACCAGAGCTTGGTCGCGACGGCGGCGACGGCGATCGCGGTAGCGACGGCGCGCACCAGCCCCTCGTTCTCGCGAAGCGACCTGATCATCGTCGCCAGCGAGTCAAGGACGATCGGGCCGAACACCTCGACGAGGACCGACTTCAGGCTGTTGGCCGCACCCTCGATGACCTTGAACGACTCCTGGAGTCGCGAGAGGTCGATGTCCTTGCCGACCTGGATCGAGGCCGTGGTCTCCGCGAGCTTCTGCGCGCTGCCGGTCACCGTGCGGATGGCGCCCTGCGCGCGCGCCAGTTCCGGGCTCACGGCCGCGAGCGCGTCGCGATTCGTGCCGATCACCTTGCCGATCTCGCGCAGGGCGGACGTGGCGCCCTTCGATTGGATCGAGTAGTCGGAGATGATCACGCCGTTGCGCGCCAAGGCTTGGCGCACCGACGGATCGGCCAGCGCGCGGAACGCGGCATCGATCTCGGACACGGCCTGGCGCGGCTTGGCGCCATCGTTCTTGAGTTGCGCGAAGAGGCCCAGCGTCTCCTCGAAGTCGGCGTTGATCAGCTTCGCGGAACGGCCGAGCGCGCCGATGTTGTTGGCGACGACCTGGAGCGGCAGGCCCGCGGCGAGGGCGGTCGCGTTGAGCTTGGCCGTGACCTCGGTCGCGCTGCCGATGCTCGCGCCAAACGTGTCGTAGGCGTCGCTGACAGCCTGGATGGCTTGCTGCTGCGTCGCGAGGCCCGCCGCTTCGAGCTTCGAGGCCGCGACCACGAGCTCCGTCGCCTCGGCGGCGTTGCGCGCGCCCTCGGCGAACGCCGTGAAGTAGGCATTGGCGGTGGCCGTGGCATCGAGGTCGAACGTGCGCGAGAGATCGAAGATCTGCGCGCGGAGTTCCTTCGCCTCCTCGCGCGAGAGCTTGATCACGCCGGGCAGGCGCGAGAACTCCTCGTCGAACGACGCGGCCGAGCGCGCGGCGGCGACGAGGCCAGCGGAGGCCGCCCCCACGGCGATGACCCCGGCAGCGGCGGCACCCAGCGCGATGCCGGCGCCCGTCGCCGCTGCCCCGATCCCGCTGAGTTCGGTCGAGATGCTCGAGAGCGCCGATCCGGTCTGCGCGATGCGCGCCGCGCCGTTCGCGCCGAAGATGGACAGGCCCTGCGCGGCTTGGCTCAGGCCCGCGCCGGCGGCCTGGATGTTCGCTCCTCGTCCCGTGGCGGTCGACGACGTCGCGCGGACGATGCGCTTGTCGAGTTCCACCTGCTCGCGCAGCTTTTTGGTCGCCTCGTCGAGCAGGGCGTTGAGGTCCGCGCGCCCTCGGTACTGCTCGCGCAGCGCGGCGATCTGGCGGTTGGCGGCGGCGTCCAGTGCGCGCGCGGCCTGGTCGGCGATCGCGGCGTCGAGCTTGGCGACGTTGGCGGTCTGGCCGCGCAGGCGTGCCAGCTCGCGCTCGCGCGAGAGCACGGTCGTGCGGATCTGCTCCGTGCGCGCCTCGAGCTCGAGCGCCTCCTGCGCGGCACGCGTGTCCACGCGCAGCGTGAGGTCCTGCTGGAACCGCGCAGCGGCCTCCTTCAGCTTGTCGACCTGCGCGCCTTCGAGCTTCAGCGCATCGACGCGCGCCTTGATCGTCTCGACCGACGCGGCGGCCTCCGCGCGCTCGCGTTGCAGCCGTCCGACGCTGGTCTGTTCGAGGTCGGCGAGCAGCCGATCCGCCTCGGCCTGCGCGGCAGCGGCGGTCGTGGCCGCGGTCGTGATCGTGGCCAGCTCCTGCTCAACACGTTGCGCCGACTGCTGCACGACCGCGAGCGCGGGCGCCGCCTTGACGGCGATCTCCTCGATGGCCTTCGCCGCGTCCTCGGACTGCACGCGCAGCTTCGCGAGTTCCCCGACGTCACCGACCTTGGCCGTTCCCAGGGCCTGGATGTTCGCGCGGAGCTTCGCGAGCGGGCCGGAGACCTCGTCGACGAGCCGCGCGATGATGTTCAGGTCGGTTTGGGCGGTGGCCATGCGTCAGTCCTCGGAGTCCGCGTCGCGAATCACCGCGACCTCGAAGGCCACCACGTCGATCAGCGCGGCGCCCATGGCGTTCTGTTGTGCCCAACCTCCCTCGTCAGGTGGTGATCCGTAGGACGCGTGGGCGTAGCCGCGCACGGCCGCGCGCCCCTCCGCATCGGTCATGCTGGCGGGACAACGGAAGTGCACGACCTCCCCGCGGCCCTGGCATTCGGGGCACGACAGATCCCCGCGCATGCACGCGGGGCAGGTGCCCGTCCACACGGGCTGCGGGGCCGGCTTGTCACAGCCCCAGGCGAGACGGCGACGCGGGTCCCGCCGGCAATCGGGGCATCGGGCCTTCTGGAGCCCGTAGGCCGCGTGCGTCGCCGCTAGGGTTTTCCCACCTGCTCGCGCGACACGCGGTTCGCCTCGAGGATCTCCGCGAAGATCTCGGACGCCAGCGAGCCCAGCAGGTTCAGGGACTCCAGTGACGCGGTGCCGTCGGGGTTCGACTTGAACACGGCCGGGCTACCGTCGGGCATCTGGAAGTTGTCCCAGCCCTTCAGCCCGTGCTCGAGCACGGCGCGCATGTAGGTCGCCGGATTCACGCGTCGCACGGCATTGACGACCTGCTCGACGCCTTCGGTGACGTCGGCGCCACTCGATGCGGCCACCTCGGACGCGACGGCGAGGTCGTCGAAGAGGTCGAATTGCGAGAGGTGGAACGTGGTCCGCTGCTCGGGCGGAAGCTCACGGTCGCACTTGGGGACGTACTCGATGCGCGGGTTGCGCTTGAACGGCGAAGCCTTGGCCATGTCCTGGTCTCCTGGTGACGGGATGGAGACGGGAGTCTGCCGCGGCGCGCGCGGTCAGTGGCCGTTGTAGGACGGAGCGCGGACTTCTACTTCAGCGGCCCGAAGTAGGGCTCACCGTTGGGGCGGCCACCATAGTCGGGAGGGACGCCGATCGCGATCAGGGTTCCATCTACGACGACTGCCGCCCAGCGCAGCTCTCCGCCGTACCCACCGAACCCGTTCTTGGAGTTGACGAAGAAGTCGGTGCGCCAGCCGATGCGCACCGTGTCCGTGGGACTGTAGATGTAGGGCTCACGCCAGAACTTCTTGGTCCAGCGAAACCTGGCGGAGTCGGGATCGCGGAGCCGCAAGCGAACCTGCTCCTCGATCTGTTGCTTGAACGACTCCAGATTAGGCTCGTCTCCGATCGGCGCCGACGCGATTTCCGCAGGGTCAACGGCAGCTAGACGCGCCTGAGGGTTGAACGCAGTGCACGACGACGCGGCCACAGCCACGAGTGCGAGAACGAACGCGAGCAATCTGTCCATGGGGAGGCTCCTTTGCGGCTTCCTACTCTACCGGGAGCGGGGCATTCTGACGAAACCGTCGACCGAGAGCGCGACGGGGGTGTGATCACGGGGGCGGCCGTGCACTCGACCCGTGGATGCGACGCCAGCCAGAACCGATCGGACCCTTTTCGTCCATCGTCGGGTCGAACCGCGTGATCGCGAACGGGTCAGCACCCGCGCGCTCCTCCGCGCGCCACACGTAGACCGTCAGCACGACCACGAGCAGCGCGGCCGCGACACCGAAGAGCACGCGGAACCACACGGGAGCGTTCGCGTCCATCGCGAACCACGCAGCCGTTGCGAGCGCGAGCGGGCCAGCCGATCGACAACCAGACTCCGCGCCACGGAGGAATGCGGCACGACGTTGCGCAGGCGTCAGACTCGTCTTCATGCCGCGAAGTTATCACTGATACGAAGCGCTTGGTATCCTAGAGCGCACACGGATGAGCACGGCGCACGCACTTCCGGGTCGCGGTCAAGTCAAGGGCGGATCGCCTTCGGGTGGCTTCCTTGACCGGGCAAGGGGCGCCGGTAGCGTGGCGGGATGCACTCTTCCCACGAACGCTCGCCTTCCAAGCCCTCGTACTACGACACCGTTGCAGCGCTCCGTCGAGAGCCTTGGTGGCACCGCCCCTGGCAGTTCTTCAAGCGCCAGCGTGATTCGGCGTGGTTCTGGGCCGTCGAGGTTGGCTCAGCCGTCCTCACCGTCGTCGTCAGAAAAGAGGACCCTGCACTCGTGCAAACTCTAGCTGCAATGGGCGTTGCTACTGCGATCGGAGTCACCGTCTGGCTGATCGGCTTCCTGATCGGTCCGCACCTCTGGCGCCGCGATGCCGAGAAGCTCATGCCTCCATTCGACGACCAACACACGCGAGTCGTGAGTCGCCTCTTGCGCACCCAGTTGCTCGAGAATCCTCCTGACGAGCACGGGGCGGGGACTGCGCTCGAGGCCCTCTTTCAGTTGCGGTTGAACCTCGCCGTTGGAGTCACCCTCGAAGAGTGCTCGAAGCTCTTGCGCGACGTGTACGTCAATGGCCGACGGGCCCGGAAGCAGGACAACGAGGCGGCTCTCCTGGGGTTCCTTGCCGAGTTGTCGATGCTGCACCTCGTGCGCCGCGAAGGAGACCGGTTTTACCTGACGGAGTTCGGAAAGGACGTCATCGATCGGCAGTCGGTGTACCTCGAAGAGTTCGAACTGGCTGAGGACGGCACAGTCACTATGGCGCAGGCCCAGGCATGACCACCACGAAGAAGAACCCCGCCGCCGTCGCGCTCGGCCGTCTCGGCGGCTTGAAGGGCGGGCTCGCGCGCGCCGCGAAGCTGTCGCCCGAGCGCCGCTTGGAGATCTCGCGCAAGGCCTCGGCCGCGCGGTGGAAGAAGAATCGGGCGAGCTGACGCCCTACTCCGGCCCCGGGCCATCCGGCGCGACGTACCGCCAGTCCCACACCGCATGGATGTGGTCCACGGTGAAGATGCCGCCCTCGAGCAGCTCCATCCCCATGACGACCTGGGGATCCCCCTCCCCGACCGTCATGCCGATCAG